GTGGAGCGGGCAATGGGAATCGAACAACGGAAATTCTACGGGGACACGCAAATTATGGAGCGGATTAAACGAAAGTAAATTGTTTTTATGCAAATAGCTTGCTATACAAGCAAATCCCTTTGTGGCATCTAAAAAAATAAACTGGGTCAAAAACTGGGTCAAAATCCGGCCCGCCCAGGGATGTCCTACCCGTGAGCCTTTTTGAGTGCCGCTGTCGTCGCCTCCGCCAGCTCCTCGCGCTGGCCCTGCAGCTCGTGGCGGTAGACGCCGAACGTGTCCATATTCCGGGAGTGGCCTACCAGCATCTTGAGCTGGCCGTCCGTAAGCTCCCCGGCCTCGACACTGACAAAGGTGTGCCTCAGCTCGTAGAGAGTGATGCGCGGCGTGATACCGTTGCCGTCTTGATACTTCTCCCACCGCCGCTTGAGAGACCGCTGGCAGGGAATCTGAAACAAGGGCGTGTTGTAGTTGAGCTGGACGCCCGAGTCCTTGAGGAGCTGCACCTGAGCCTCGTATGCTTCCCGGGCCTGCTGGCACATATCAAAGCTGCGGATGCTGTTTTCATTTTTGCCCGTCGTCGTCTCGTCCTCGACGTTGACACTCCGCCGGAGGTTGACGGTGTTGCCCTTTATATCTCCGTACCAAAGGCCGACCAGCTCACCGGGGCGCAGGCCCGTAGAGACGGCGAAACGGTAGGCATAGATATAATCATCAAAGATATGCTTTGCGTACCATTTCCGGGTGTCAACCGAAAAGAGGGTACGGAGAGCCTGCGGCTGCAAAATCTCCCTCTTACCGACCCGGGCGTTTTTCGGGACGTCAAGGTCTGGGTTCAGGGTCGTGTATTTGTTCCGGCGGCACCATTTTACAAAAGCCTTTTCGGTGGAGCGAATAGTCGAGAGCGTCTTTTTGCTCAACGGCGTATCGCCTGTACGCTTTGCGCCCTTTTTGAGGCACCGCTTTTTGTATGACATATCGATGCACTTTTGTAAATCGCCCTCGGTCAACTCGTCTATGCGGAGATTCTCGATAACTGGAAGGATATAATAATCTCCGTATTTTGCGCACTGCTTGACGTAGGACGTGCCGCAGGTCAGCTTCAGCTCCTCGACCCATTCCCGGTAGAGCGGGCCGACCTTTTTCCTGCCATCCCGGATACTGTCGTCAAGCCAAGCGTCCGCCTTTGCGTTCGCTTCCCGCTGCCCGGTACGGCCCGGAGTGCTGCTATAAAAGCTTTTCAGCACCCCGTTTTTCTGTACCCGGATGCGCCAGCGTTTTGTCTGTTCCTGCCACTCGGCTGTTGTTGTCCTCTTCCTCAATTCAGATGCCCCCCTTTCACCTCTTTATAAAAGTAATACGCCCGGCGGACGTACTCCTCTGTAGTGTCCAGCTCCTCGGCTATCTCCCAAGCGTCCATCCCGTCCTTGAGCATGGCCGTCAGCTTATCTTCAGGGATTGCGTGGAGTATATACCAGCGGTCGGCGCGGGCCTCGTGTTGCTCTTTTATATCAAAGGGCGTCCGGCGGGTATAAAATCCCCCATAGAGGCAGTGGCCCAGCTCGTGGCCAAGCCGGGCGGCTTCTTCCCCTCGGGTAAAACGCCGGGTGCTGTCTATCCCGATATAGCACCGCCCGTCTTGCTCAATGCACAAGCTGCCCGTCTCCGGCAGAGGAAAGCCCAAGACCTCGACGCCGTTTTCCTCGGCTATCCTGTAAAATTCACTGGCTTTGTCCATTCGCGTCCCGCTCCTTTACAAAACGGGCGAAGCACTTGACTTCCTGATACTGAGCGTCTGTAGCATCGCCCCCAAAAAGCGCGTGTTTAATATCTTCTTCTGTCACCTCGCGGCGATTAGCTACGGGGGCTTTTTCTTTTTCCGGGGAATCTGTCTCGCCGTATAGGTATGCGCTAGTCGTTCCGAGCTGCTGCGCACACAGGAGAACAAAATCCCGGGGAGGTTCTTTGCCGCGCTTCTCAAACATTCGGATGTAGTTGTCCGCGTGGCCGGAAAGTTGGCAGAGTGCCTTTCTCGTCATTCCGTTGCTTTTCAACAGGGCATCGAGTCGGTCAAACATAAAAGTGCTCATAACAAACCTCCATAATTCACTACTAGCTAAAAATATTTTTTGAAAATTAGAAAATAGCTATTTACAAATTAGCAAAAAGCTAGTATAATAAAAACGCAAAGAAAATTAGATGCTAGCTAAATAATAACATTAAAGTGCTAGAAAATCAATCGGAAAGGAATAAAAAATGGCAAATCTCAAAAAATACGTCGCCACGTTCTGGCGCAGCAACCCTCAGTTTAAGGCGGGTGGGTACGAGACAACCCGAACCATCGAGGCTGTTTCTATCGCCTCGGCCCGGAAAAAGGCCCGGGAGATTTACGAGCATTGCGCCTACGGCGGTATGGAGCTGCGGAGCATCGAGAGGGAGGGTTAATATGTTCGACATCAACAATGATTCCAAGCTGCGGGCAGCCTATATTTTTGCTATCACTATGGACGCCTCTCCGAAAGGGAGCAAAGGCGCACTGGACGCCTTGATGGTAGAGGTCAAGCACGAAATCCGGGCCTATACCCACCGCCCGGAGGCAGATGCCCGTATTGTACAAGAGCGCGGGTGTGACGGGTATATTGAGCTGGTACAGCTCCCGGATAGCCTCGACCGGGTACACAAGGAGATTGCCGATGACTGGTTCCGAGCGACCCGATACCTTGAGTACTTCCCGACGCCCTACGACTGCTCAGGCCAGAAGTTTACCAGCTGGTATAAGCTCTTTCGCCGCCGGGGGCATTGGTTCGCATATCACTGCGTAAGCATCGACGTTTGAGAGGGGGGGGGCAAGAGGCGATGAAAAGCTATACTGTAGACCTTATTCTTGAGGTTCGGGGCATGGTAGAGGTCGAGGCGGATAGCGTCACCGAAGCCTACCTCAAGGTAGGGAAGAATCCGGGCAAGTATCCGACCCCAAGAGCTGGAACAGCGTCGGGAACGCAGAGCTTAGGGCATACAGCCATATCGACTGTGTCTTTGAGCATAACGTCACGAGCGCGATTTCCACCGCCAGCGGAGAGGAGGCGAACGAAGAATGAGAGGACGCATTCAGGCCCCGGCAAAGCTCCCGGTGGGCAGCTACTGCAATATCCCGCATACCGAGTTACGAGCCGTTATCCGGGGGCATAAGTACCGCGACCAAGACGTGGCGGAGGCAATCGGGATGCACACCAGTACGTTTTCGCTGAAGATGCGCGGTCACTCGGTTTGGCGCGGGGATGAAATCGCGGCTATCTGCGAGATGCTGGACATCCCCCAGAAAGACATCGGGAAGCTCTTTTTCCCGCAAATCAAGAAAGGAGCCTAAACAATGGCATACGAAATCAACGAGGAGCTGGCCCGTCGGGCGCACGAGATGCGTTCTACCCGGGATTATAAACCGGGTTCTTCCACGGCGGAGTATCTGCGGCAGGTCGAAGAGGCCCGGCGAATTGCCGAGGAGTCAAAAGCCCGGTGCAAGACTACGACCCAGCGGAACCGGGTAGACGGGATGCTCGACAAGTACGAACGGACGCTGGCCTTTGCCATCAACCGGGAAAACGAGGTCGGCACATGGTGTCCGAGCATCTTAATCGTCGGCGGCGCAAATTTCCCGGTGGCAAAGAAAAAGCGGCAGGGCGAAGCTTGGGTGGCAAATCTCACCAACTACAACAAAGCCTCCGAGCTGCTGGACAAAATCCGTGGCTATGGCTATACGGCTCCTATCAACAGCCGCGACCCGGAAGCTCTGGTGGCCCTCCGGGAAGAACTGGACAAAGAGCGTGAGAGCCACGCCCATATGAAAGCTGTCAATGAGTATTTTAAGCGGTACGGCTCCCTAGATGGCTGCGCCGACGTCGGAGAGTACGAGCGGGCCGAAATCGATGGCCGGATGAAGCAGTGGGGCGACCCGAGGCCGTTTGTATCGTGGCAGCTTGGCAACTCCCGCAAGCGCATTCAGCGGCTCGAAAACCGTATCAAAGAGATGGAGGCGGCTGTCGAGGCCAACGCCCAGCCCGTAGAGCTGGACGACCTCCCCGGCGTTACCTACCACGAAAACAGCGCGACGATGCGGGTACAGCTTATCTTTGAGGGTAAGCCAGAGCCGGACATCCGGGCCATCCTCAAATCCCACGCCTTTCACTGGTGTCCCTCGCAGGGCGCGTGGCAGCGGCAGCTCAACGCCAACGGCAAGCGAGCGGCCCGCGAGGTACTGGAACAAATCAAAGTTTTGCAGGGAGATTGAAACGATGAACGACAAAGAGGGATGGGCGGCAGAGGCCCGGGAACAGATCTATAAGACCTTTGGCGTCGAACCGAAAGACGTTATGGAGAACGAGCGGGAATGCCTCTTGCAGGCGTTCCCGGGGAGCTTTATCAATAGCCGGGACGAGTTTATAGCTCACCCGCGCACGAACCAGTATTTTATCTTGAGCGACTGCAAGGCCCCGGAAGACGTCAAGGCCAAGGTGCTGGAATGGCTTTCCCGACCGTCGTGCAAGACCCAACCCTATTCTCAAGAGTGGCGCAACCGCAAGCTTCATACCGATATGCGGTTTTCGGTCAACGCCTATCTGGATACGGACTTTTCACAAGAGGATATGGAGCTGATTTATGACTGGCTTGGGAACGCCGTCAATCATCGTTTAACGATGCTTTTTATTAGCAACGGGATGGATGTAGAGTGGCTGCGGGAGTTTGGCCCGGTTTACCACTATCCGCCTGAAAAATAATCGAGAGGAGATTTTTACATGAATGGTATGTTTTATCGTGGGGAGATTTACTTTGTTCTCCCGGAGGGTAATGAGGTCGGAAGCGAGCAACGGTCAAACCGCCCCGGCATCATCGTCAGCAGCGATACCAACAACAAATTCTCGACTACGGTGCAGGTAGTCTACCTGACGACCAAGGAAAAGAAGCCGCTTGCGACGCACGTTCACATCGAGACTGCAAAGCTGCCCTCCACGGCCCTCTGTGAGCAGATTTTTACCGTGGACAAGCTGCGCATGGATAGCTACGTCGGCAAGCTGACGCCCAAAGAGATGGAAGAGGTCGAGCGGAGCGTTATGATTGCTCTTGGCCTCGACAACTACCTCTCTAAGCCTAAGACCGAGACGCCCGACTCTCCGGCGGCTGTCCAGCCTCCGCTTCCTGCCGACGTCGTCAAGAGCTTTTCTTGGGAGGACAAGAAACGGGACAATGCGCAGCCTGCTGGAGGGCTTGCCTCCCCGGAGCTTATCAGAGCTTATGCGCAGCGTGACGCCCTTTTCTTTTGCTCGAATTAGCTGTGAATCTAGCCGTTCACTAAATTTTTTCAGGAAAAATAGCAAAAAGCTATTTACAAATTAGCTAAAAGCTAGTATAATAAAAGCGTCAAGAGGAGCAACCCCAAAGGAGGACAAAAGGTGTTTAAGAAAATCGTTCGCGCAATCTCCGAAATCAAGACCGAGGCAGACCGCAGCGACTGCTACGACCAGATTGACAAGGCTTTCGATGCCGAGAAGATTTCTTTCGACGACCACGAGATGCTGTATAAGCTGGCCGCAATGGTCAGCGTGGAGGGATAAACGATGAAGTGGATTAAGGATTCCGACAGATACGTCCGAGAGGATGGCAAGTGCTATATCCGGGAGCGTGAAGTCCGTATCAACGGGAAATGGTGCTGGCGTTGGTGCGTATACGGCGACGTCGGCGGCAAGTACATAGACGACGTTATAGAGATGTTCAAGACCTTGCGAGCCGCAAAAATGGCCTACGCAAACGTAAACCCCGCCTGACGATGACCCGGTGGCACGGGTCGAAACGCTCCACCCGGAGCGTCGCGGGAGCCAACCGCAGAAAGGAGGTATAAACGTGCCTCGATTGATGGAAATCGAAGAAACCCCGGGCGTAAAGACTTGGGAACCTTGCTACAACGTCGAGGAAGCGGCAAAGGTGCTGGGGGTTTGCCGCCAGCGAGTTCTTCAGATGAGGAACGAAAAGAAGCTTACAGGGTTTTCGGATGGCAGAAAAGGAAGCAAAAGCAGACTCTTTTTCAAGGTGGATGACGTCGAAAAGTATAAGGTCTACAAGAACGCACCCAAGCCGCTGCCTCCGCTTCGCCCGGTCTGCGTAGAGTCGGAGAAAGATAGTGCCTAAGAGATAGGAGGATATAAACGATGCGGTTTGTCAAGAGATTTACCGTCGCAATGCTGGCGGCAATCGGAGCCGTTCAGGTCGTCCGGCAGGTCGTCGGGGCCACAGCCCTTGCCCTTGTTGCCTTTGGCAAGTGGGAGCCTGCCGCCGCCGCAGAAGCGGCCCCGTGGCTTGCCTTTTCCGCTGTCTCCGGCTTGTCGCTGTCGCTCTACGGGATGTACAAGGACAACCAGAGGTATACCCGGCAGAGCTACGGACGTATCGAGCGCAACCGCGCCCGGAACGATGAGACCCGAAAGGCGGGCTGAGTAATGAGTTGGGGGATGTACGACATCCGGCTTGACTCTTACGGCCCGCCGATAGAGCCGCCGGATGATTATTATTTCCGGCCCCGCGAGGAGCTGGACGATGAACACGAGGAGGATACCAAAACCGATGACGAATGAATTGACCGTCCGGGTACAAAGCCCGGTCATTCCGGCGATTGTCTGGAATGAAGACGAGGTGAAAGCCTACATAACCGAGAAGCTGGCGAAGTACGAGGGCCTGGTCTACACTGCCGACAATATCAAGAGCGCCAAGGAAGACCGGGCCGACATCAACAAGCTGAAAAAGCAACTTCACGACTCTACCATTGCCCTCAAGAAGTACCTTGCGAAGCCCGGCGAGGATTTCAATGAAAAGATTCGCGGGTACGAGGATATGTGTTCTCAGGCTGTGGAGCATATCGACGTTCAGGTCAAGGGCGTCGAAGATGCAGAGAAAGAGGACAAGCGCAAGGCCCTGCAGGAGGTCTACGGCGCCAACATTGACGAGCTTGCCCCGCTTATCCCCTTTGAGCGGCTTTTCGTCGCCCAGTGGCTCAACAAGTCCTACAGCCTGAAAAAGGCGTCGGACGACCTGCGGGACGCCATCGGCAATATCCGCAACGACCTGCAGTTTATCCGTGAGACCTGCGGCGAGGACGTCGAGGCTTGCCAGACCGAGTATCTCCGCACCTTGAGCGTCAACGACGCCGTGCGGGAGCATAACCGCCGCGTCGAGGCCCGCGAAAAGCTGCGGGAGAGCGAGGCGATGCGGGCCGCAGCCGAAAAGGTTAAGGCTGCTTCCCCGGTCGTCGTTCCCCCTACCCGGGAAGAGCGGGAGGCTCAGGCGAAAGCCGCCGAAGCTGCGCAGGCCCGGGCTTGTATTACCCCTGATGGCCGTCTCGACTTTGAGGCGATGCGGTCGATGGTAACGCCGAAGCCTGCCGCCCAGACTCGTCGGAAATATCTTTTCTGGGTCGAGTTTACTGAGGCCGACATCGAATGGTTCCGCAAGGGCAAAGAGGAGCGCGGCTTCCGTTACGGGCCGATTGAGCAGAGCAAATAAAATTTATTCTTTTAGGAGGGTAAACAAATGGGATTCAACACACGCACTGGCGCACCCGCGCCGAATACTACGGTTCAGAGCCGTTCTTTCGTATCCCGTCCCAAGCAGGAGGTAGCCGTTCAGGAGACCGACATTCAGGTGGCCCCGGTCGAGTTCGACAGCATGGACGGCCAGCATCACGTCGTATCGTTTGAGGATGTCCGCAACTTCATCTGCAAGGATGCGACCCCCGCTGAGTGCAAAATCTATTTGGAGGTCTGCAAGCAGTACAAGGCGAACCCGTTCACCCGTGAGATTTATCTCATCCACTACGACAACAAAAACGACGATACGCCCTGCACCATCGTCCTCGGCAAGACGTTTTACCTCAAGGTGGCCGAGGGCCACCCCCAGTACGACGGTTTCGAGGCTGGCATCATCGTCCTCGACTCGGCAGCCGGAGAAATCGACCATCGGCAGGGTTCGCTCGTCTACGATGGCGAGACGCTTGTTGGAGGTTGGGCCAAGGTCTACCGCAAAGACCGCAGCCGCCCGTATTACAGCGAGGTCAAGCTGGACGAGTACGACACAGGAAAGTCTCTCTGGAATGCCAAGAAGTCCACGATGATTCGCAAGGTGGCCGTCAATCAGGCTTTGCGCGAGGCGTTCCCGTCGCTCTTTGGCGGTCTCTATGACGAGAGCGAGGTAAACATCGATATAGAGGCTGGTTTCCGGGATGTCAGCGAAGAGCAGCCCGAGGGCCGTACCTCCCGCCGCCGTATCAAGTCCCCCAAGAAAGAGGAACCCGCGCCGCTGGTCATCGAGAATATGGTTGAGGCTGAGGGCGACCCCTTTGCAAACCCGGAGCCGAGCGAGGCCGACGACGGCGAAGATACGGGCGGTGATGCTGAATGATTATCAAGACCAACACGGGCGTTAAAGTCCTCGGGACTCTTTCCCACGACCCTGAAATCAAAGAGGCCAAAAACGGCAACCTGTTTATGAGCCTAAACATCAAGTCTCACAGCGCCAAGGATGAATCCGGCAAGCGGAACAGTACCTTTGTCGAGTGTACCGTATGGCGGAACGTCGAGACTTGGGACGGGCTGCTTGAAAAAGGCGACGCCGTGGAAGTCTTTGGACGGGAGCTGAAAAGCCGGGAGGTCAACGGGAAGACCTACTGGGGCCTTGAGGCTGACGGCGTTTTCGTCGGCGGACTCGTAACGGCCCGGTGGGTACAGCAGGTCATCGATATGATGCAGGAAGCCTCCCCGACGGGCGGCTTCTCCGAGGTCGAAGAGCCTACACCCTTTGACAACGGCGGAAATGCCCCGAAAAACGATTTTCCGGGCGAGACGGACAAACTTCCCGCCCAGACTCCCGCACCTGTTACGGATGACGAGAACCGTGTGATAGACGATGACGCCGAAGACCTGCCGTTTTAACCTCAACCCCACCAAAGAAAGGAGGTGAGCTGATGGCAATCTTTCGTTGCGTATCGCCCAACTTCTGGACAGACCCGAAAGTGGATGACGATTTTACCCCGGAGGACAAATACTTTTACCTCTACCTCCTGACAAATCCTCATACGTCCTTGAGCGGCTGCTATGAGCTTGGGAAAAAGCAGGTCAGCCGAGAGCTGGGCTACAACGAGGATGTCGTAGACCGCCTGATTCGCCGGATGGAAATTGTCCACGGCGTTATCCGTTACGACAAGACCACGAAAGAGGTTTTGCTACTTAACTGGCACAAATACAACTGGTCGAAATCCCCTAAATGTCTAAAAGGCGTCGAGTATTCGTTAAAAAACATCAAATGCCCTCGCTTTAGACAATACTGTATAGATACCCTATCCATACAGTATCAATACAGTATGGATACAACTGTATCTGTATCTGTAACTGATAATATAGATATATCTAATACTAAGAGATTAGAAGAAGATATACCTGAGGTTATAGAAGAACCTACGCCCGAGGCCCCCAAGAAAAAGAAATTCGTCCCTCCGAAGATAGAGGACGTGAAAGTCGTCTTTGCCGAAAAAGGGGCGACGCCCGCGCAGGCCGAGCAGTTCTTCGCCTACTACGAGTCGAACGGCTGGCGCGTCGGAAAGAATCCGATGAAGAATTGGAAAGCCGCCGCCGCTGGCTGGGTATCGAGAGACAGAGAGAGGAGCGGGCAAAAGCCGTCTCAAGTCCGCGCCCCGGGCCGGGAGAGTACAAAAGACCAGCTTGCCCGTGTGCTGGCGAATATGGACAAAGAGAGAGGGTTTGAACGATGACGAAAGAGGAGGCCGCAGAGCTGGTGCTTATGAATGCGACCCTGTACAAGTTGGGGACAAAACCCTTGACCGACGAGGAGATGAAAACGGTTATTGACGTCTGGACATACCAGTTTCGGGATTATCCGGGCGACGTCGTAAAGCGGGCGTTCCTCGCGGCAAACCGGGTCTGCGTTTACCCCATCACGGTGGCCGACATTTTCAGGCAGCTTTCCCAGAACCTCGACCCGGACGCCGAGTGGAACGCTCTGGCCGAAGCCGCTTACGAGGCGCAAAAGTATCTGAGATGGCGCAGCTGCCCGATGATTATAGGGCTGGACGAGCATGGTGGACTCCGCCGAAGCGACGGAACGCAGGAGCTGCAGGCCCTATACGATAGCCTGCCCCCGGCGGCGAAATCCTACGCCGGGAGCGTCGGCGGCTTGACCGAGTTGGCCCGGACGCCCGACCTGACATACCGCCGGGTCGAGTTTCTCAAGCAGGCGCGGGAAGATATTTCGACCGCGCCAAAGGAAGCGGCTATGCTGAGAGGCGGCCCAGCCCCGGCGAGATTGGAGGAGGGCCGTGCGTAAATACGAGACTCTTATTGAGTGCCGCAATATCTGCGGTACGGTCATCTATCGTTGGAGACTCGACGCCGAAAGCCCCGGAGAAGCTGAACACAGTGCCGTTGAAATGGCCCGGCGGGGCTACCCGGAGTTCGACGAGTTCGAGCCTGTGAGAACGGAGGAAATGCGATGAAATACAAAGTTACTTTTTTGGGCCTCGGCTGGTACGAGGTTGAGGCCCGGAGCCGGAAAGAGGCCGAAGAAAACGCCCTCTTTGCCGCCCGCAGCTTCCACCCGGAGCTGAATAACTACGACCTGCAGGTCGATAAAGTGGAGGTTTTGGAGGGCGTAACGCACTGGATGGAGCAGCCTAAACCGCCAAAAGGAGATGAATGCAATGTCTGAGGAAGTCGTCTTGATTGACCGCGACGAGCTGCTCAAGCACGAGGTTATGATTATCACCAAGGGCAACGCCGCCTTTCACGGCGTCCCGTCCTCGCTTATCGAGACGGCCCCGGTTATTGACCTCAAGAACCTGCAGCCCAAGGCCCGGCTGAAAATGTCGTATAGCTTTCTGGGGGATGAAAACTATACCTGTACCAACTGCGGAGAAATCCTTGTATTCGAAGAGGGAACCCCGGAAGAGAACGAATACAAGTTCTGCCCGTTCTGCGGGGCCGAAATCGAGGGAGTGGATAGAGAGGAGGATGAAGCGGAAGATGACTAAAGACGTTACTGAGTGGTGTCCCTCTTGCGACCGCGAGGTCGAGATGAAGTGGGACGTTGAGGCAGACGGCTACAAAGCCTACTGCCCTTACTGCGGCGAGCGGTTGATGCTCTGCGATGAGTGCCGCCACCCCGGCGGCGAGTTTTGCGACAAGTGCAACTATGATGCCGAAACTGATACCTGCAAGCACAGCGGCTGGTATTTGACCGCCCAGAAGAGGCCGACCGAGGATGACGCAGACAAGGACGGGTGCGTCTTGAGCCTCAACCTTAATCCCGGCGACCAGCGCGTTACAAACTGGTTTTGGAATATCGTTGCCGTTTTCCCCGAGAATTTTCCCATCTGGATGCCGACGCCCAAGCTGCCGAAAAGGATTACAAAATGAAAGTTTTGATAGCCTGCGAAGAGAGCCAAGAGGCTTGCAAGGCGTTTCGTACCAGAGGTCATGAGGCATATTCTTGCGACCTGCAAGAGCCAAGCGGAGGACATCCTGAATGGCATATTTGGGGCGACGCCGTGGCAGCTCTTGAGGGGGGGGGGCTGGTCGTAACGATGGATGGCGAGACGCACAACGTCGGAAGATGGGATTTACTTATAGCCCATCCACCTTGTACCTACCTCAGCAACGCCGGAGCGCGGCATCTGTGGAAAGGCCACGAGTTGCAAGCCGACCGGGTGATGAAAGGGATTCAGGGCCGAGATTTGTTTATGCGTTTCTGGTGGGCGAATATCCCGAGAATCTGCGTAGAGAACCCTATCCCGAGCAAGGTTTTCTGCCTGCCGCCCTACACGCAGACGATACAGCCCTATCAATTCGGACATCCGTACTCAAAGAAAACGTGCCTCTGGCTGAAAAATCTCCCGCCTCTCTTTCCGACGGACTTTGTAGTGCCTCAAGCAACGTGGTGTCCGTCTAGCGCACATTCCGTCGACCGAAAGGAATATGGCCGGGGGATGTTCACCGCAGACCGGGCAAAAATGAGGTCGAAGACATTCCCGGGCGTCGCTGGGGCAATGTCGGAGCAGTGGGGAGATTTACCGCCACTGGTGGTGTAAAGATTACGAGAGGATGAAAACACGATGGACAGAATTTTTTGTACGAGGCTCAAAGCGGCCCGTATTGCGCAGGGCTTGACCGTGAGAGACCTTGCGCGGCGCGTCGGAAGCGATATGCGGGTCGTGACGCTCTACGAAAACGGCGGGACGACGCCGGGTATCGAGGGCATCCGGGCCTTTGCTGAGGCTCTGGGCGTCTCAGCGGCTTATCTGGTTGACCGCGTACCGCCCGAGTATGTTACAGCTTGCCCCTGCTGCAGGGCTGATTTGGAGGGCAAAGAGAGGAGTGTTCAGGGTGACGTACCGCGAATTTCTCGAGCGTAAGATTGACGTCGCGCCCCTTTCAGGCATCGAGATTGACCCCTCCGAGGTCAGCCCGGTGCTGAAAGACCACCAGCGCGTGAGCGTCCTTTGGGCCTTGAGAGGCGGACGCCGGGGAATCTTTGCCCGGTTTGGCCTTGGCAAGACGGTGATGCAGCTCGAATGGTGCCGCATCCTGCAGAAACACGAGGGCGGACAAACCCTCATCGTGATGCCGCTCAACGTAATGCCGGAGTTCCGGGCTGACGCCGTGAACCTGCTGGGCCTGCCGGAGCCGCCCTATTGCCGCACGATGGCCGAGGTCGAGGCTGCGAGCAACGCGCCTATCATCCTGACAAACTACGAGAGAGTCAGAGACGGCGATATTGACCCGCACTGCTTCACGGCTGTAAGCCTCGACGAGGCGGCTACCCTCCGCAGCTTTGGCTCTAAGACCTACCAGAGCTTTGCGGTCAAGTTTAAGGGCGTCAAGTACAAGCTCACCAACACAGCGACGCCAAGCCCGAACCGCTACAAAGAGCTGATTCACTACGCGGGCTTTTTGGAGGTCATGGATACCGGGCAGGCCCTTACCCGATTTTTCAAACGCGACTCGACCAAGGCCAACAATCTGACCTTGTACCCGGGCCGCGAGCGGGAGTTTTGGATTTGGTGCGCGAGCTGGGGCCTGTTCCTGCAAAAGCCCTCCGACCTCGGTTTTTCTGACGAGGGCTATTCGCTCCCGCCGATGGACATCAGATACCACAAGCTCACGAGCCTTGACCGCCCGGCGGAGTTTGAGGCAGACGGCCAGATGAAACTCGGCCACGACGCCGCAATGGGCCTTTCGGACGCCGCCAAGGAAAAGCGGGACAGTATCGAAATTCGAGCTGCAGAGGTGGCCCGTATCATCGCCGAGGCCCCGCCGGAGGAGCATTTCGTCGTCTGGCACGACCTCGAAGACGAGCGCAGGGCCTTGAAGAAAGCTGTCCCGGAGATGGTGGACATCTACGGCAGTATGGAACTTGAGGCCCGCGAGCAGCGTGTTATGGATTTCGCGCAGGGCAAGACCCGTATCTTTGGTACGAAGAAATCTCTCTCCGGCTCTGGATGCAACTTCCAGCGGTTTTGTCACCGGGCAATCTTCATGGGCATCGACTACGAGTTTAACGACTTCATTCAGGCCATCCACCGTATTTACCGCTTTTTGCAGACTGCCCCGGTTATTATCGACATCCTGTATATGGATACCGAGACCGAGGTGCTGCTGGCCCTCCAGCGCAAGTGGAAGCAGTACGATGAGTTGAGCAGCCAGATGGAGGAGATTATAAAACAATACGGCCTCGGGAGCCTTGCGCTTGAGGCCCTCAAGAGAACGATTGGATGTGAGAAAGTGGAAGTCAAGGGTAGCAACTACGTCGCAATCAACAACGACTGCGTGGAAGAGGTCAAGAGCTGGCCGACGGACAGTATCGACCTCTACGTCACCAGTATCCCGTTCGGCAACCATTACGAGTATTCGCCATCTTACAACGATTTCGGCCACAACCCAAACGATGACGAGTTTTTCCGGCAGATGGACTACTTGACCCCGGAGCTGCTGCGTACCCTCAAGCCGGGCCGCGTGGCAGCTATCCACGTCAAGGATAGGGTCGAGTTTGCCAACGTGACCGGGCTTGCAGCTCCCACCATTGAGCCTTTCCACGCGGATTGCATCGCCCATTTCCGGCGGCACGGGTTTGCGTATTTTGGCATGATTACCGTCGTCACCGACGTCGTGCGGGAGAATAACCAGACCTACAGACTCGGCTGGACGGAGCAGTGCAAGGACGGCACAAAGATGGGTGTTGGATGCCCCGAGTATATCCTGCTTTTCCGTAAGTTGCCTACTGACCGCAGCCGTGGGTACGCCGACGACCCGGTGAAAAAGTCCAAAGAGGAGTATACCCGCGCCCGCTGGCAAATCGACGCCCACGCCTTTTGGCGTTCGAGCGGCGACCGTCCGTTTACCCGCGAGGAGCTGGAAAAGATTCCGACCTCGAAGCTGCAGGCGGTTTACCGCAAGTTTAGCCGTGAAAGCGTCTACTCCTACGATGAGCATATCAAGCTGGCGGAGAGCCTCGACAAGGACGGACGCCTCCCGAGTACGTTCATGGTCGTGGCCCCCGGCTCTTGGGATATGACCGTCTGGGACGACATCAACCGCATGAGGACGCTCAACACGACCCAGAGCCAGCGGCGGCAGAATCTTCACGTCTGCCCCCTGCAAATCGACATCGTACAGCGGCTGATTGAGCGGTACAGCAACGAGGGCGAGGTTGTTGCTGACCCGTTCGCCGGGCTGTTCACCGTCCCCTACGAGGCCGTAAAGATGAACCGCCGGGGTAAAGGCGTCGAGCTGAACCCCGATTATTTTAGAGACGGCGTGGGCTACCTTGAGGCCGCAGACGCAGAAAAGGACGCCCCGACCCTCTTTGACCTGTTGGAGAATGGAGCGTGAACGAATGAACCGCAACGCGGAACACTACCCCGACCCGACGCCGGGGGCCGCTTGGGAGAATATCTGCAAGGATACCCGGCGGAAGGAAGCTGCGTCCCTCTTGCAAATCAGCATCTTGGTGCCTATCCTGCGCCAGATTGCGGACTGGGCGGGCTTTGAGATTATCGGCAGAATCCCCCTGCGGGAGAAATCGACTGGAAAGGAGTTTCGGTGATATGGAACAGAAAGAGATTCAGGAGCAGCTTATTGCGACGGTTCGGGATATGCTTCTCACCTCCTGTGAGAAGATGGGGGCGCAGAGCATCGAGCATTGCTGGACGCGCCATGACGGTACGGAGGTCAAGCTGGGACTCTCTATTCACCCGGCGGACGAAAAGGAAGAAGGCCCGGAGCGCGAGCTGCGCACCTACGCAAAGGCTGCGCTTGTCGTGTTCGGCGAAGACTCGCAAATCGACAAGGCCATTGAGGAGATGGCAGAGCTTACCAAAGCCCTCCTCAAGTACAAGCAGGCCAAGCATGGCACCCCCGGTATCGACAAGATGGTGGAGGTAGCCGACAGCGTCCGCGAGGAGCGGGAAGACGTCAGGATTATGATGGCCCAGCTCGAAATCCTCTTTGGAGACGCCCCGGAGTGGAGGTCAAAGAAGATGGCCCACCTCAAAGAGCTGGTCACGGTCAAGAAGCCAGACCCGGAGGAAAGGGGCAAGAGCGATGGCTGAACACTACAAAATCGACTGCGCGAATGTTGAAGACCGCAAGGCCCTTGTCGTTGTACTTGCCATGAACGGCTACATCGTCCGCAACGGCAAGGAAAAGCGCAATGGTAAGAGTACCTATACCACGTTCGTGGAGTATTGGAGGCCGGACGATGAGTGAGAAGATGACCGCCGAGGAGGCCGCAAATATTCTCGGCCCGCACTACGATGGGACTCATACTATATCCGACTTAGATACCGCCCGATGGCTGGGATATTGCGTATTGCGCTTGCAGATTCCCCGCAGCCCGTTCCCGGACGGCGACAAGAGTATTCTGGCTTGCCCCAACTGCGGCAGCGGTGAATACCTGCACAATCAGGATGAAGCTGAAAACACGTTCTGCGGCCAGTGTGGGCAGGCTATCGACTGGGCGGAGGTGTACGATGGATAAACCTGTATCAATGGCAGCCTGCCGCCGGAGTATGACCGGGGCGAGGAGCCGCGCCGAAGGCTTGGGGTTTGAGTATCTCATCGACAACGCCTGCGCCTACTACCTCTCACGGGACATCGCGGACATCGAGAAGACCCCGGAACCTATGAAGCCGCTGGGAAACGCAGACCGCGCGGGCCGCTTTCTCGCCTGCTTTACCAAAAAGGCCCAGCCGGATTATTCCGGCTTACTCAACGGCGGTAGAGCCATCAAGTTCGAGGCAAAGCATACCGACAGCGACAGAATCACCCAAGACCGGGTATCTAACGCTCAGAGCCTGCGTTTAGCCTCTACGGAGCGTTTGGGCGGGGTGGCCTTTGTCCTTTGCTCTTTCGGCTCAAGAGCGTTCTACCGCGTTCCGTGGGCTGTTTGGCGCGATATGAAAGAATACTTTGGCCGGAAGTATATCACCCCGGCGGACGTCGAAATCTACCGCGTAAAATTCGGCGGGCCGGGAGTACTGCTTTTTTTGGAGGGGGTTCCATACGAAACCCCGGAGAGGAGATAATATGGTCAGGAAAATTCCCAAGTTGACGACTGACAATCCGCAGGACAACTACCAGATGGCCCTCAACTTCACGGACATTGGAGAAGATAGCTGGGTAAGGATGCGGAAGCCGGAGCGGACGTTGGTAGAGTATATGCGCACTCTTATCAAAGCCCACGGCAGCGATATTGACATCAACGGGGACGACTACGCGGTGGGTGAAGATTTGGACGACCACCTCCTTGACGGCCCCGAAACTATCGACGGCCTGATTGCCGAGCATTATACCATCCTGTGGGCCTACGCAACGCTCAGGGAAAAGCTCAAGTGGTATGAGGACGCTGGCGTTCCGGCTATTCCGCCCGAGGGTCTGAAAACTATCCAGCTGGAAGTAAATCACGGTACGGGTTCCCAGCTTGAACTTGCCTGCGAAGATATGGCTGACCTGATTCGCCTGATTTGTCGGTACAATCGGCGGATAAAGACCGCCCTGAAAGAAACTGAGGAGCTGCGGGCTATCCGCGACAGTATCCGGGACAAGACGGCAAGCGTTTATATTGCGCTGGCCTGCATCGTGGATATATTCGGCGAGCCTGAGGACATCCAGCAGGCCGTCGCCGAGAAGCTCGAAAACCGTAAAAACCTTATGTGAGAGGGATTGGAGGACATCGGAAAATGCTGATTTTTACACAAGACAAAGACTGTCTACTCAATATCGACAAAGCCAAGATGTTGAGCGTCTGCGGCTTTGCGGTCGTCGCCTGCGGCGAGGGCTGGCAGCTTACCCTCGGCAAGTACGAGAGTCCTGAGAGGGCAAAAGACGTTCTGGATGAAATCGCCGAGAAGTACAGCGAGTTTCGCGGGACAAACGGCGGGCCGCTCTTGACCCAGCCCGGATACGTCCAGCCGATGTTGTTCGAGCCTCCGAAAGTCTACGAGATGCCGCCGAGAGCCGGAGAAGACCCGGACGTCCTGAAATGAGAAAGGGGTATATACTATGAGCAACCAAACCAACCTGTCCGACGTGAAGCTTCTGGCCGACCTGCAGAAGCTCATCGAAACCAAAAAGCGGGCCGTCGGCTCCTCTGAGGACGCACAGGCCGTCGCCGGGGCAATCTCCCCGGTATTTGAGAAGCTGATGCCCATCATGAAGAGCAAGTATCAGGGCGAAATCGAGACCCTGACCCGCGCAAAAGACCGCCTGGCCGAGCTGCTGGACGCAAAGTGGACGGAGGACGCAAGCCATGAGTAAGAGAGCAAACCGCCGCCTCCGTCAGCTGGAACGCCGTGTCACAGAGCTGGAAAAGAATATGCCCGCGCCTGACTGCCAGATTCGCGTTGACGCGGAGAACTTCGTGCCGGAAAAGCTGGCACAGGACATCGCGGAGGCCATTGGCAAGTCCACCGGAAAGAATATTCAGGTGCGGCCTGCAAAGACCTGCAAAACCTTTAGAGACACGCTACGGGAAATCTTTGACGCAAAGTGACCGGCCCGCAGCCGGAGACAGAAAGAGGGGTGTATATGGAGATTAGAGTATGGAGGGCCGGAGAGTCCGAGAAACAGGCCCATAATATCCTTGAGGCGAAGATATGGTTTCAGATGTGCCGCGAGATGGCCGACGCTGTAGAAAACCAGCGCGGCAAACTCTCCCGTTGGATAGACGCTGCGACCCGTATCACCCAGAACCTCAGTGGTATGCCGGGCGGCGGAGGCGACCACGGGGACAAAATCGCCGAGGCCGTGACCCGCAAAGACACCGAAGCCCGCAGGCTTAAGGTTATGGAGGACGAGCTGAAGAAACGCCGCGCCGAGGGCGTGACCCGTATCTTTTGCATCGTCTCCGCAGAGGACAAGGGCAGCATCAGCCGGGCCGATTACATCCGCAGCTATTATATCGACTGCGAGGCAAAGGACGCCGAGGGCCATTTTAAGCTCAAGACCTACGAGGACGTGGCCGCTGAGTATGGGGTATCTGTATCCAGCGTGGCAAGCGGCCTCAAGCGCGGACTGGAAGCCTTGGCCGAGATTTGGCCCGACATCGCAAAGGATTGTGCGTAATGTACAAAATGCTCAAAATACGGCCCGGTTTTTCTACGCAGCCCTGTATTGTTGTTGTAGTGCCGTTGTATTGACGTTATAACTAGCTATAAGCTAAAATGTTACCAGCGCAACCGCGCCACGCGGCCACGCGCTAAAGCGAGAGAGGTACATCCGGCAGGGCCTGTAATGAAGTCGGCAGGCCCCGTCCCTCCACCTCCTCTCCCGTTGTATAACAGCCCTCCCAAGGTTTAGGCCCCTTGAGAGCGGCTGTTTTTATGCAGACGTATGAAATGACGGCGTGAGTAGCAGGCATAACGCCGAGGTGGTTTGATTCCGCCCGTTTGCACCAAGCCGCCGCCAACCCCGCAAGGCGGCTATACTATACGCATGGCCCCATCAGCCACCGGGAGCTTAAATATTCCTTTCCTTTTGACCCTCTCTGAAGTTGCTCTGCATTTTCTCCTCCTCACGGCATATCCCAGACGGAGGCCCCGGAACGCCGGGCGGTTCGTGTTTTCCGCCAGCGTGTGCGTTAGAATCCCCCAAACCCCTTGACGCGCCCGACCAACGCGGCAAGGGGGCCTATAAGCCGTTGTAGCTCAAGTAGAGCGGCGGGCATTTAACCCGCGTCACACTGACGATACGCAAGAGCGGCCCCGCCCGGCCTGTCCCCGGGACGGATTGAAACTCTTGTGGTGCTGGTTCGAGTCCAGCCATCGGCTCTTTATATGCCGCCTAGCGCAATTTGGAGCGCGCTCGTGGGAGTAGCCACGGGAGGTTCGATTCCGAGGGCGGTTTCATACTCGGGTAGCTCAACAGGCAGAGCGGCGGTCTCCAAAACCGCAGGCTGGTGGTTCGATTCCATCCCTGAGTGCCAAGCAAAAAACATTCATATTTACGACAGAATTTCACCGAAAAAGCTGGACATTATACTCCAAACAGAGTATAATAATAGCGTAAGGAAAAGCCGAAAGGCTTGTAAGAAAGGAAGCGAGGATATGAATTTGAACGTAAGTGAAGCATTACTCAGAGCTATTTTGGAGCTTATCGACAAATGCGACACGCTTGAAGAGCTGCGCGAGAGCGTCAAGCGTATCGTTGGAGAAGATAAGTAAAAAAATTAGACCCCCCGCAAAGCCTGGCAAGCACCGGGGAGTCTAACGCCAAAATAGAGCCGCCCGGAAGCCTTACTCCGAGCGGTTTTATTATACTATTTTTTCGGTAGCATTTCAAGCAGTCACACAACGTGGCTGCTTTTTTATTTGCCGGAAATCGGAGGAAAACAACGATGATTAGCAAAGAGCTGCTCAAGATGGCCGTCGCCGACCTGAAACCTTACGAAAACAACCCGCGTGTCATCTCCCCGGAGGCCGTCAACGCCTGCGCGGAGAGTATCAAGCAGTGTGGCTCCCTCGACCCTATCGAGGTGGACGAAAACAATGTCATCCTCAGCGGCCACACCCGCCGCCTCGCCTTGATGCAGCTCCACGTTGAGACCGCCGACGTCGTAAGGTACACGGGCCTGACAGAGGAGCAGAAGCAGAAATACCGCCTGCTGGCCAACAAAACGGGAGAGTTCACGGGCTGGGATTTCTCCAAGCTTGAGCAGGAGCTGAAAGAGGTCGATTTCGGGGATTTTGACTTTGATTTTGACAGCGACATCCCCGACCCGACAGCCTCCGGCGCAGCGGAAGAGACCGCCCCGGACAGCTTCAAGGAGTACGACGAGGACATCAAGACCGAGCATAAATGCCCCGCTTGCGGGTACGAGTGGTGAAGATATGAGTGAGTATAAAATACCCTCTATGCGAGAGATAGAGGCCCTGCCGTGGAACGGCTACAAGGTCGTTTCGACGTTCAGCGGCGGTGGCGGCTCCTGCTTGGGATACCGCATGGCCGGGTATCACGTCATATACGCCAACGAGTTCGTGGAGGAGGCCCAGAAGACCTATCGCCTGAACCACCCGGACGCCTACCTTGACACGCGGGACATCCGCACCGTGACCCCGGAGAGCATCCTTGAAATCACCGGGCTGAAAAAGGGAGAGCTTGACCTGTTCGACGGTTCGCCGCCTTGCTGTGCATTTTCAACCGCCGGAAGCCGAGAGAAAGGCTGGGGCAAGCAGCGGGCCTATTCTGACGGCAAGACCCAGCGCGTGGATGACCTCTTTTTCGAGTACATCCGCATTTTGGACGGCTTGCAGCCCAAGGCGTTCATCGCTGAGAACGTCTCCGGCCTTATCAAGGGGACGGCGAAAGGATACTTTAAGCGTATCATGGCAGCCATGAAAGCCTGCGGGTATACCGTCAAGGCCGCGCTTATCAATGCCCAGTATTGCGGAGTACCGCAGAACCGGGAGCGCGTCATCTTCATGGGCGTGAGAAACGACCTGAGCCTTTCGCCCGTATATCCCGCGCCGAAGCTGCCTGTTATCTCCCTCGGTGAAGCCCTTGACGGCGTGGTGAATGACCCGCGAGAGGTCGAGATGCTCAAGGCCAACGCCCGGAAATACCGCTGGGGCGACGCCCTGAGAAAGATACCTCCCGACCCGGACAAGCCCGTCAGCGGTTCTGCCGTAATGAACGGGAGCTATTTTAATCTGGTGCGGGAGTCGTTGTACTACCCGTGCAGCACCATTACCGCGAGCGGCGGCGGTACGTCGATAGCCGCCATGTGTCATCCGACCGAAAACCGAAAGTTTACCATCCCTGAGCTGAAACGCATTACAAGCCTGCCGGATGATTTCATCCTGACGGGAGAGTTTGAGCAGCGGTGGGAACGCGCCGGGCGTATGGTACCGCCCTTGATGATGAAAGCCATTTCGGAGACCTTGAGAGAGGAGGTGCTGGACAAGTGCCGGAAAAACGCGACAACTTAAAGCCGAGTGGGACGTGGAGATTTGACAAGCAGGTTGCAGACTGCTTCGAGGATATGTTGAGCCGCTCTATCCCGGATTATCCCGTAATGCGGAACCTCGTGTATAGATTCGGCAGCAGAGTCTTGCGCGGCAGGCCCGCGCCTACCGTGGTAGACCTTGGATGCTCCAACGGTTTGGCCGTCCAGCGTTTCGCTGAGACGTTCCCGGATGCTCATTTCATCTTGAGGGGCGTTTCGGAGGATATGGTGCAGGCCGCGCGGGAGAGATACCCCGACGAAAGCCGTTTTGACATCGCCTGCGCCAACATCGCCGACGCCTACCCGCTCTGTATGGCAGACCTTTGCCTTTTGGTATTGACCTTGCAGTTTACCCCGGTAGAGGAGCGGCAGGCCATCCTGCAAAAGGTATACCGCCGCATGAGGCCCGGCGGCGCACTCATTTTAGTGGAAAAGGTACTCGGGGACGGCCAGAAAGCCGAGGAAGAGCTTACCGCCATCTACTACGACCTCAAAGAGGAACACAACTACACGCGGGAGCAGATAGCCGCAAAGCGTCTCTCCCTGCGTCACGTCATGGAGCCGCTTAAAGCCGAGTGGAACGTGGAGATTTTGCGAAAGGCGGGATTTTCCCACGTATTCCAGTTTTGGCAGTGTCTGAATTTTTGCGGCTGGATTGCTTATAAGGACTGAAAGGGAGTGAGCAGCGATTGGCCGCAAGGGTAAGTTTGAGCAGTGGCTAGAACCTGAGGGGCTAACGCTGCTGAGAGGATGGGCCAGAGATGGCCTGACGGATAAAGAGATAGCCCACAATATCGGATGCCACGTCTCGACCCTCTGCGAGTGGAAAGAGCGATTTCCCGAATTTTCCGAAGCCCTAAAAAGGGGCAAGGACGTCTCTGACTATATCGTCGAAAACGAGCTTTTCCAGAGCGCACAGACCCGGAGATTCACCGTCAAGAAGCCTTTTAAGCTGAAAAAGGTACTGGTGGACGGGAAGAAACGGTTGGAAGAAGAACGGATAGAGTACGCCGAGGAAGAGGTAGTTATACCAGCCAGCGTTCCGGCGCAGATTTTTTATCTGAAAAATAGACGGCCCAACAAGTGGAGAGAGAAGCCGGAGGCGGTCGAGACGCAGGCCACGCTTGCAGATACCATTCAGGCAGCATACAACCTCCGCAAAGAGAAAGAAAAGAACGGGGGGTGACGGCTGATGGCCTTGAGTTCCGAGGCTGTTTTATACTATGCCGACAACCCGGTGGATTTTGTCCGCGACATCATCCGGGCAGAGCCGGACGCAAACCAGCGGGCCATTATGAGCAGCGTTGCCCAAAACCAGATGACGACGGTACGCTCAGGCCACGGCATCGGAAAGACCGCCGTAGAGAGCTGGCTGATTATCTGGTTTCTGGCTACCCGGCCCTTTCCCAAGGTTCCATGTACCGCCCCGACTCAGCATCAGCTCTGGGATATTCTGTGGGCCGAGATTTCCAAGTGGCTGCGCTCTGACCCGGCCCTCGCCCGGGATTTGATATGGACGAGCGAAAAGGTCTATATGCGCGGCTACCCGGAAGAGTGGTTTGCAGTAGCCCGTACCGCCAGCAAGCCGGACGCTCTGCAGGGCTTTCACGCCGAGCATATCCTGTACGTCATAGATGAGGCATCGGGCGTCAAAGATGAGGTTTTCGAGCCGATTCTGGGTGCGATGTCTACCAAGGGCGCAAGGCTCTTGATGTGCGGCAACCCTACCCGGATAACGGGCTTTTTTTATGACTCTCACCATAAAAGCCGCCCGCTCTACAACGCGATGCACATCGACGGGCGCGACTCCTCCCGAGTAGACCAAGAGTTTATAGACCGTATCGTGGATATGTTCGGCGAGGATTCCGACGTGTTCCGCGTCCGCGTTGCCGGAGATTTCCCCAAGGCTCTGCCGGACAGCTTCATCCCGATGGAGTGGGCCGAGAAAGCCAGTGAGGGAGACGCCCCGACCATTGAGCGCGTCTTGAGGGTGGACATCGGCACCGACGTTGCCCGGTACGGCGACGACAGCAGCGTGGTTTGTACGGTGCTGGACAAGCGCAGTCAGCAAGGGCCGGAGGTCTACCACCACAACGACACGATGGAGCTTTCAGGGCGTATCGTCCAGACCATCAAGCGCAACGCCCGGGAGTATCCGTGGGCCGCTATCAAGGTCAAAATCGACTGCGACGGCTTGGGCGTCGGCGTATACGACCGACTTACCGAGCTAAAGCCTGCAATCGAGCTTGCCGTGAATCAGGAGCGGGAACGGCTCTTTGAGGGCGCAGACGACGAGGATACCCCGCCGCCGCTTGACCTCGAAATCGTCGAGTGCCATTTCGGAGGCGAGGGTGGCAAGGTCAACGACAAAGACCCCATCAATTACGCCAACAGCACGGGCCTCATGTGGGGTTCGATTCGGGAGGCCCTCAAGACCGGGAGCCTCCATCTCTACTACGACGATAAGCAAATCAGCCAGCTATCTAACCGCAAATACAGCGTGAACAGCGCGGGCGAAATCGTCCTCGAACGAAAAGAGGAGATGAAGAAGCGTGGCCTATCCTCCCCGGATATGGCCGACGCCTTGGGCCTTGCGCTGTACGACCCGCCCGTGAGCGATTGGAGCCTTGATTGAGGTGAACGACATGAAGAACACAAACACTTATCTTGTGTCGGCGGACGGCTGGCCGACAAAGTACATCCGCACTGCCGCAACCGCAGCCGAGGCCCGCCGGGTCTACAAGGCTAAAACCGGGTGTCCTATGACGCCCAAGGTTGAGCAGGTGTGCGGCAAGAAGTCGAAAAGCAAAGGGGGCGAATAACCGTGCCTCTCTTTAGGAGACCACACCGGGAGAGCGCGACGTCGGCCTATATGGACGGCGGCGTTATGTTCCCTCGGTACACAAACCCACCCGAGCGGAACACAGAAGAATGGATTAAGGCGTACACCACAAACCCGCGCCTTGCGGTCGTGTCCCGTATCGCCTCCGACCTCTCTTTTGCTGAGGGCAAGCTGTACCGCGTAGACGAGAGTGGCGAGGAACATGAGCTGAAACGGCATCCTTTTCTCGACTTCTGGAAGAATCCGAACCCGCTTCACGAGTACACCAACGCGGCGCTCTGGAACCTGTTCGAGATTTACCTGAAGCTCAAGGGCGAGGGCTATTTCGTCATGGAGCGCAACCCGCTGGGCGTCCCGGTTGAGCTTTGGCCCGTCCCGACGCACTGGGTACAGATGACCCCCTACATCGACCATCCGTTTTATACCATCCGCACCGCGAGCGGCCTGATTATGGACGTATCCGTCGAGGATATGTTTGTTATGAAAGACCTGAACCCGCTTGACCCGTCCCGCCGGGGTATGGGCCAAGCTGAACCGTTGGCAGACGAAATCGAGACCGATGAGTATGCCGCGAAGTTCCAGAAGCGTTTCTTCTTCAACGACGCGACACCCAACATCATCATCGGTATGCCGAAGAGCACAGAAGACCAGCGCAAGAGATTCAGAGCCGAATGGCTGGAACGCTTCAAGGGCGTTTTCCAGAGCCACGGCGTGGCTACCGTCAACGGTGAAGTCACCATCAACAAAGTCGGCGAGAGCATGAAAGATATGGACATGGTTCAGGGCCGTATCTTCCTGCGTGACGCAGCCTTGGAGCATTTCGGAGTCCCCCGCGAGATTATGGGCATCACGGAGAGCAGCAACCGGGCTACCTCGGAGGCCGCTCAGTTCATTTACGCCCAAAACGTCCTGATGCCGAACCTCAAGCGGAGAGAACAGGCCATAAACCGCCAGCTCGTCCCGCTGTTCGGCCCCGACCTCGTGTGGCACTTTGACGACATCATCCCTCGCAACCAAGAATTTGATAAGGCTGTGGCGAACGACGGATGGAACAGCGGCTATTTGACCCGGAACGAGGCCCGCGAAAAAGTGGGTATGCCCCCGGTCAAAAACGGCGACGTCTACAAGACGCAATTCTCGGACATCTACGTTGGAGAGGACGACGACCCTGTGGCAGTCAGTACGGCGGCGGCAGACCTGCAATTTGCAGACAACGCCCCTCCGATGAGCGCTGACCAGAGCGGCGTGTTGGAGGTAGTGGATGAAGAATCCCTGCCAGACGATAAAAACGCCTTAGACAGTATCGGGAGCGCGTCTAACGGGCTTGAGGTCGTCGTCTCTAAATCTCTGAGAGGACATGAGCGCAAAAGCGCCCAGCTCCAAGCCGCACAGCGGGCCATTGCTCAAGCCGAGCGAGAGCAGAGCCGGAAGTTTGAGATTGCCACCATGAAGTATTTCAGGACGCAGGGCCAGCTCATCGAGAACGCGATGAACGGCACCGAGAAAGCTGAACGCAGCGCATGGGATATTCTGATGGCAGGCATCCCGGGATATAACGGTCTGTCTGAGGATTCGCAAGCCGCCAACGCTACCGCGTGGAACGCCCTCAGCGAGGAGGGCCGGGCCTCTTTGGTATCCGGCTTCACGGTGGGGCTTATCGACTGGCAGGCCGAGACCGCGACCCTGCTGAACATCTTTGAGCCGCTCTGGAAAGAGAGCTACAACAAGGGCGCGGGCGTCTCCGCCCAGCTCTACGGGCTGGCAAGCATCCAGAGACCCGAGCTTATTTCCACCGCAAAGCTCCGGGGCGGCTCCCGCGTCGTCGGCATCACGCAGACGACCAAAGACGCCATCTCTCGTATCGTGTCGGCGGCTCTTGAGCATGGCGACGGACGGGAGAGCATCACAAAGCAGATTCAGCAGGAGATGCAGACCTCGACCTCCCGCGCCCGGACTATTGCAAGCCAAGAGTGCAACACCAGCCTGCTCACGGGCCAGTACGATATGATGCGTACCGCCGGGGCCGGATACAAAACGTGGCACGTCACAAACCCCGCCGTCGCCCGTCCGTCTCACAAAGCTATCAACGGCCAGACCGTCCCCATCGATGCCAAGTTTTCAAACGGCCTGATGCAGCCATGCGACCCGAATTGTGACGACGCTTCGGAGGTCGTGAATTGCCATTGTTTCCTGACGTTCAGCAAGTAGGAGGCTCACATGGAATTTAACGAAAAGCAGGCCCTCGCCGCTGCCCGGGCCGCAGGCATCGACCTTTCGGCTGAGAGGTTCAGCGCAAAAGACCTCGCGGAGGCTATGACCGCTGAGGCGGAGTATTGGGCTGAGAATCCCGATACCGACATCACCAAAAACGACACTACCATGACGGCGAAAATTGCGGTGGCCCACCTCCGCAAATCGCCGTTTTATTATGCCCCGAACCGGGGCCTCAAGGCGTGGGAAAACTCGCTCAGAAAGGGGGTGAAGCAGAAAAGCGTGAAAACCGAACACAAAACCATCCAGTTCAAAGCTGACGACTTTGACGAGGAGCAGGGCATTTTCAGCGGCTACGGTGCCGTGTTTGGGAATGTTGACAGCGGCGGCGATATTATCGAGCCGGGAGCCTTCACTAAGACAATAGCCGAGGGCTGGGAGCGCGTCAAGATTCTGGCCCTGCACAATGATAGCTGGCTGCCTATCGGCAAGCCTATCGAGCTGAGAGAGGACAGCAACGGCCTCTACATCAAGGCCAAAATCTCCGATACCTCGATGGGGCGCGACATCAAGGTATTGCTCAAGGATGGTGTGCTTTGCGAGCTGTCTATCGGCTACGACCCCGTGGCGTTTGACTACGACAAGGACACGGGCATCCGCCACCTACGGGAGATTAAGCTGTGGGAGGTCTCTGTCGTTACTTGGGCGATGAACCCGGAGGCGACCATCTCCGACTACAAATCCGCCCGGGATGTTGCGGACGGCGTGGAGGCTATCGTAAAGGCCGCAGCCGCCGAGGTCAAGGCCGGGCGCAAAATCAGCGCGGGCCGTATCAAGTCCCTGCAGGAGGCTAGTGCCTCGATGAAGACCGCAACAAAGGCCCTCGACACCATCATCAAAGAGGCGACCGAAACGCCCGCAAAGCGAGCAGCCAAACCGCAGGGCAGAAAGTCCGCGCATTACTCTGGCCCTATCATCGAAATCGTTCTGTAAAGGAGGAACAACCCACATGAGAATGAAAAAGAAGAATTTCGGCACTCAGCAGAAGTCCGTCAAGATGACCAAGGATGACCTGACCGAGGTTATCAAGGCTGCCGTCAAGGACGCCCTGTGCGACGAGGAGGGCAAGGACGACGGCGACGAGGGCGACGGCGAAGATAAGGATGACGACGAGGCTGACGCCTCCGACGTCTCTAGCCTCGTCTCTCAGGCTCTGGACATGGTGGCCGAGAAGCGCAAGGCCCGCAAGGACGCGGGCGAGGAGCTGGGCGACATCACCGCCGATGAGATTCTGGAGGCAATCGACGAGATTGCAGACTCCGACCTCGGCGAGGACGAAAAGGATGACGACGACGCCGACGGCGAGAGCAAGGACGACGACAGTGCAGACGACGAGGCCAAGGGCCGCAAGTCCGCAGCCCGTCCCCGCCAGACCAAGAGCCGCAAGTCCGCGCCCTCCGTCGCCCAGCGCAAGTATAGTGCCATCTACCTGAGCAAGCCCTCCGCCTCTGCTGGCAGCGCACAGAAGTCTATGCCGCCCGAAATCCAGCTGGCCCGTGCGGTCAAGTGTCTGGACGTCTTCGGTCGTCGTGACCCGGAGGCTGCGGCCTACTACGCCAAGAAGAAGTATGCCGACGAGAACATGGCCCGCCAGTTTAAGGCCCTGTCCGCCACCAACCCCGAAACGGGCGGCTACCTCATCCCGGAAATCTACCTCGACCAGATTGTCGAGATGCTGTACAGCAAGACCGTCATCTTCGAGCTGGGCGCACAGAAAGTTCCCATGCCTACCGGCAACCTGAACATCCCCAAGATGACCTCTGGCGCGCGCGCAACGTGGGGCGGTGAGGCCCGCAAGATTGCGCCCTCTCAGCCTACTTTCGGCAGCATCAAGCTGTCCGCAAAGCGTCTTGAGGCTATCGTCCCTCAGACCCGCGAGCTGCTGATGAGCACCAGCTATTCCGCAGACCAGCTCTTTGCCAACGACCTGACCCGCCGCATGGAGCTGGGTATCGACTTCGGCGGTATGTTCGGCTCCGGCAACGAGTTCCAGCCCCTCGGTGTGTTCCGCGACAAGGACATTACCCATCTGGACGCCAAGACTCTGAACAACCCCGACATCGCTGATACCAACGGCAAAATCACCGCAGACTTCCCCGTGTTCCTGCGCTCTGAGCTGATGAGCAAAAACGTGGACGACGCGGCGGCAGGCTGGGCGATGAATTCCATGCTTGAGGGTTACTTCATGAATATGAAGACTACCACGGGCGAGTACCTGTACCGCGATGAGATGTACCAGGGCAAGCTGCTGGGCTTCAACTACAAGGTCAGCAACCAGATTCCGACCGACAAGAACGGCCTGACTGAGCTGTGCTTCGGCAACTGGAACGACCTGCTGGTCGGCGAGCAGCTTGGCCTTGAGACTTATACCACGCTGGACGGTACTTGGGTGGACGATAACGGCGTTCAGCACAGCGCATTCGACGAGAACCTCGCCGCGACCCGCGCCCTGATGTTCGTCGATATTGCCGCCCGCCACAAGGAGAGCTTCATCCATGTAAAGAACATCAAGGTGAAGTAAGGAAAACCCCGTCACCTTTCAACATTTTCCACAGAATCAAGGAGGAAAACTATGAAGCGCGAGCTTATCGAAAATGTGCGCGTGACGCCCTACACCAGCGGCACCGCATTTGACCGCGAGGGCTTCCTGTCCGGCGTTCTGGGCGTCCTTATCGGCACCCCCTCCGGCAGTCCCGAGACCATGCAGGCCAAGGTCGTCCTGACCGAGTGCGACACCGAGGACGGAACCTTTACCGTCTGCAAGGACAAGCTCATCCCGGTCGGCAAGGGTATGCTGGACGACGACGGCGCAGTTGCCGTTGAGGTAGACACCGCAGGCGGCTCCCTCGTCAACTTCGACCTCGACCTGCTGGGCTGCAAAAAGTACGTCAAGGCCACCGTCTCCGTCGTCTGTACTGGCGGCTCTTCCCCGAGCTGTACCGCAACCGCTGCTCTGGCTCTGGGCGACGCCGACGAGGTTCCCGTCTAAGCGGCAGAGAGCCTGTTGTAGGAGGTGTTTACACAATGGCAAGGGTCTATAACCCCAAATACCAGAAGCCCGCCCAGAACAAACGCGAGAGCGGGCCGAAAGAGAAGAAAGGCACGAACAGTGCCAGCAAAGAGAAAGAGGACGCGGGCAAATAACCCGCGCTTCTCTATTTGAGGGAGGCTACACAATGGCGAATGAACCGACCGAGAAGCTGGCCCAGAATGCCATGACGACGTTGGAGGATACGATGGAACGCCTCGGCATCCCGGAGGATTCCGCAGATACCACCGTAAAAAACAACATCATCCGGCTTATCAATTCCGCCTCCGCATGGGTCGAGACCGTCACCGGGCGCAAGTTCGGCAAGGCGGTCTATACCGACCGATACGCAGGCCCGGGAACGCAGGAGCTGTTTCTGAAACAGTATCCTATCCGCAGCGTCGAGTACGTCAAGGATACGACCGCCGGGGCATTTATCGAGCCTGAGAGCTACGATTTCACCATGACTGGGAACATCGGCGTGTTATACCGGGACGCCGGGTGGAATTTCAAGGGCTACGTTGGAGGTCTGGCCGGGGACTACTACGCGGCGCAGCGGTATCTTGAGGTAAAGTATACCGCTGGCTACGTCCTGCCGAAAGACGGGACGGCGGAAGAGCCTGCTGACCTCCCTGCCGACATTATCGCCATTGTTTGGGGTATCGCCGAGCAGGAGTTTTCCATCCTGCGGAACGGCGCACAGGGGCTTTCTGCGTTCTCCATTTCGGACGTCTCGTGGACGTTCGACAAAGAGCCGCGCTCCTCGTGGCTTGATACCCTTTCCCGCTACATGAGCTGGTGAGCGATGAGCGGGAGCGGCGATTTAATCCTGCACCTCAAGCAGGTACGGGACGAGCTGGCGGCCCTCAACCGACTGAAAATCAAAGTCGGCATTCAGGGCGACGCTGACAGCGAAATCCTGACCATCGCCCGCGTCCACGAGTACGGGGCGACGATTACCGCAAAACACGCCAAAAACCTGTGCATCCCTATCCACAAAAAGAGCCGAGGCAAAAGCCCCCGCGACTTCCCGGGTCTGTTCTTCATCCAGTCCCACGCGGGGTATCTTTTCGGGGTAGTAGACAAGAGCCTCAAGCAGCGGCACAAAAATGAGGAGGACAACCTGCTCTTTTTGTTTCTGCTCCTGCCCTCCGTCACTATCCCCGAGCGCAGCTTTATCCGCGCAGGCTTTGACCACAACAAAGACGCTCTGGCACTACTCGTGCGGCAGCAGATAGCCGAGATATATCAAGGCCGTCAGACCGCAAGAGGAGCCGCCGAGTGGATAGGCGGGCAGGCCGTGGGCCTGATTCAGCAGTATATCAACGACGCCAGCCACTTCACCCCGAAAGGGAGTCTCCAACGTGAGGCGGCTCCGTCTTGGGCGGATAGCCCCCTTGTTGTTACTGGCAGGCTCCGCAATTCTATCACATTCAAAATCGAGGAGGAGAGCTGATGGATACCCCTTTCAGGATGGCCCGGCCGATGATACCCGGTGGCCTCTTGCACACGATGTATGAGGTCAAGATGTCCGGCTCCTACGACCAGAGCAAAGGCGGGCAGTGGGCGTCTACCGCTGCCGAGCGACTCCCCTTTGAGGGAGCAGTCCTCCCGGTGAGCGACAAAGATATTGCCCGTGGCATCACAGGCACGTCTACGGCCCTCAGCGAGAAGATTTACACCAACGGCTACGTCCTCAACGTCGGGGCGCGGGTCTATGACCCGGCAAGCTCCACGACCTATACCGTCAAGCAGGAGCTGGGCCACAACAGCATCCACCCGCTGAAACGGTATCTGGTAGAGGCGAAAGGGGGCGCAGCTCCGAGATGACCTTTGTCGAAAAGCGAAACCGCCTCATTTACGCGCTCAGTCAGGCTGTAGGGCGTCCCGTCCTGCTGGACTCTCAAACCCAGCCGGAGGTAGAGCCGCCGTTCATTATCTACTCGGTCATGAGCGACTACGAGACAACGGGCGGGAGCGGGAACCTCGCCCTTGTACTCGACGAAACGCGGCAGGATACCGTGTCGGTACGCGAAGAGCAGCCGACCGCCGCGTTTTCTTTCACCGCCTGCAGTATCAACCGACAGACCGAAACCGCCGACGGCGATACCGTCACGGTCTACGGCGCGGACGAGGCTTCTGAGCTGGCTTCGCTGGCTCAAGGCTTTTTCCTGCACACGGGCCTTTACGCCCTTGAATCAGCCGGGTTTGTCGTCGTAGAGGTTACAAACTGCACAAGCCGCGACGCCCTTGAAGTAGACGAGATGGGGCGTCGCTACGGGTTCGACGTGCGGCTCAGGTATACCCGTACCGACAGCTATACCGTCGGCTCTATCGCAACCCCCCCGAATGTTATCGACAAAACTAAAAAGGAGTGACTACTTTGGCAAAAGACGTTATTGTCGTCGTAGACATCGACGCAAAGCGCACAGGCACCGAGAGTCTGGACATCCTGCTGGTTTCGACCGAGGGTGCAAAGGACGTTGCAACCTACCGCGACCTCGACAAAATCACCGAGGCGTTCAAGGGCAAAAAGGTGGCGACGATGGCCGAGGCTATGTTCACGCAGGGCAAGACCAGCCTTGCAGACACCCTCATCCGCAAGGTGAAAATCGTCGGCTTTGAGAAGCCTGCCAACGCGGCGGGACTTGTCAATGCTATCGAGGAGTTCCGCAAGACGGACGATGATTTTTACATCGTTATGACCGACCAGAGCGATGACGAATATGTCAAGGCTCTGGCAGCTTGGGCGGAAAGCACCGAGCCTACCGAGGCCGAGCTGGGCGCGGGCGAGGAAGACCACCGCAAGCTCTATTTCGGCCAGACCACCAACAAGGAGCTGGGCGTCGTCAACGCCCGCAGTGCCATCATCTACACTGACCACGCGGAAGAGTTCGCCGATGCTGCCTATGTCGGCAATGTCGGCCCGTTCTATCCGCAGTCTGTGACGTGGAAGTTCAAGCGGCCTCAGGGCCTGACCGTTCCCGGCCTGACGAACGGTGAGCGTGATGCTCTTGAGGAAGCAAATATTAACTTCCTCACCGTGGAGTATAAGCACGAGTACGTCAAAAACGGCGTCTGCGCCGATGGTAATTTCATCGATGTGCAGATGGGCGCGGACTATATCGCCAGCCTGATGCGTGAGAAGCTGTACACCATCTTCCTCGAAAACGCAAAGGTCAGCTATGACGATGCAGGTTTCTCCCTCGTCGGCACTGCCGCTTACGAGACCCTCAACCGGGCCGTCGAGCTGGGCATCATTGCCAAAGACCCGGAGAGCGAGCGGGGCGTCTTCACCATCAACGTACCCAAGCGCAGCGATGCCACCGACGAGCAGGCCCGCAACCGCCAGATGCCCGACATCACATGGGAGGCTCAACTGGAGGGCGCAGTCCACGGCATCAAGACCAAGGGAACCCTGCGGGCGACCTTGAGTGCATAAGGAAAGGAGAGCTAAACAATGGCAGCAAGCATTGAGGTTGCATCCTACGACCCGAAAAAGGTCAACGTCATTGTCGGTGGCCGTATCATTACGGGTTTTGCCTCCGACGGTGTCGTCACCCTCACCAAGAATGAGGACAGCGTGACTACTTCCGCAGGCGCAAAGGGCGACATCGTTTACTCCGAGAACGCCAACGAGAGCGGAACCGTGGCCATGACCCTGTCCTCGACCTCTTCCAGCCTCGCGTACCTGCGCGGTCTGGACGCCAAGCGTCGGGCCTTCAACGTCACCATCAGCGACGTGAACGACCGCGACGGCTTCGTGATGAGCGAGGGCAACTGCCGCGTTATGAAGATGCCGGACACTGGCCGTCAGAAGACCGAGGGCAGCGTCACCGTCAACATCTTCGTACCGTCTATGACCGTCCGCCAGTAAGCCGCCATGCGGTACAAACACTGGCCGGAAAGACCTAAATCTTTATCCGAAAGGGGTTACAGAAAATATATGTCTAAGCAGAAAAAGGTTGCCATCGAGGGCGTCGAGTACACCCTGCAGAGCGTGTCTCCCTCTTGGTATTTCCAGACCAACGACGACTGCGGTATGACTACCGACAACCGCCGCGATACCGTGAAGTATCTCGACACCATGTTTAAGAACGTGGTTGTCAATCCTCCCGAAGTCGGCAAGGATGGCATGGCCTACTTTGACGAAAAAGAGGACGTGAAGACCCCGGAGAAGCTCATTAAGGCCATCGAGCGGTTTCTGCGCGAGTGAGCTTGACCTCGAAAGGGCAAAAAAAGCAGCTCAGGGCCGAAAGGCGTTCTGGATGCTCGTCTACTCTGGGCAAGGTCTGTCCTACTCCGACATCAAAGGCATGGATTTGGCCGAGTACCAAGAAGCAATAGAGGCTCGTATCCTCTACAACGAGGAATGGGGCGTTAGGCGGTAGGGCGACCTGCCGCCTTTGTTTTTTAGAAATGAGGTGAACGGACCCTATGGCAGACGTCAGAGAGCTTACCTTTGGCCTCGACTTCGACCTCGACGAACCCATCAAGCAGCTCGATGCTGTGGTTGACCGCCTCGAACAGGTCGCTTCCGGCGAGGAAGATGCCGCCGATGCTTCACATGAGGTCGGTGCGCAGCTTTCTTCTGGTATGGATGCCGCCGAAGCTTCCACCCGAAGAGCCGAAAAGGCCGTTGAGGGAATCGGCACACAGCTTTCCGCTGGGGCGGATGCTGCTGAGGACTTTGGAAGAGCCGCCGGGAAAGTTGGCTCTGAGTTCCGGGATATGGGCCGGAACGCGGACAGCTTCGGCGCCGCCGTCAAAAAGTCGATAGGTACAGCTCTAAAGTCTGGCCAGAGTACCATAAAGAGCCTCAAAGCGGGCGCAGATGGTGCGATTGGCTACACTGAGAAGCGGTTCGCCGCATTCCAGAAAAAGACGTCGGCAGGGGCGCAGGCCATTGGCAAAGCGTTTCTTCACCCCATCCAGACTATCAAGAGCAAGCTGGGCGGCGCTTTGTTGTCCAGTGAGAAAAAAACCGAGGGCTTGGGGGCCAAGGCGGTGGCCACGGCCAAAAAGCTGCTCGGTATGGGGCAGGACGGTGAAAATGCTGGCGACGGCATCAAGGAAGCGATGAAAGGGGCCGTCGGCTCCCTTATCGGTTTTGAGGCCATCAAGGGCATTATCTCTAAGCTCAAGGAGCTGGGAGCCGCCGCGCTTGAGGTAGCCAAAGCCGCTAAGACGACGGAGAAGAAATTCGATGCCGCTTTCTCCGGCACGGACGCCGCCGACTGGGTGGATAACTTCGCCGACGCGGTACACCGTAGCACTGCCGAGGTGCAGAGCTTCATGGTCTCCAACAAGTCTATGTATGGCGAGATAGGCATCACGGGACAGGCTGCCGCCGACCTCTCCAAGATTACGACCTCTCTTTCCTATGACCTCGGGAATGCCTTTTCCATGGACGATGCCGAGGCTTTGGGAGTGATTCAGGACTACATCAAGGGCAACAATGCCGCGCTGGAAGAGTACGGCGTACACATCGACGACGCGACCCTCAAGGCGTCTGCAATGCAGATGGGCCTCGGGGCTAACGTGGACAGCCTCAACGATGCGGCCAAGGCTCAGGTACGGCTCAACGCCCTACTGGGGCAGAGCGAAAAAATCCAGCAGGCGGCCATCAACGATACTGACGGATTGACGAACGCCCAGAAGTCCCTCAACGGCATTATGCAAAACTTTGCTCTTGAAGCTGGCGAGGAGTTCACCCCGGTGCTTGAGGGCCTCTATGGCACCATCATCGAAAATTGGCCGACCATCGAGCCGATGCTCATGGGGCTGGTCGAGACTCTCAGCTCCGGCCTGTCCGAGGCTATGCCCGTCCTGCTGGACTTGGGCCAGACGCTCATACCGACGCTGACCGACGTAGTGGGTACGCTATTCGAGGCGGCGACACCTATTCTCTCGGTAGTGGAAGAGCTTGCAAGCCAGATTCTCCCGCCGCTAGTGGGATTTATTGGGGAGATAGCTCAAACCCTGTTACCTCCAGTCGTAGGCTTGTTGGAGACGATTTCTCCGCTGCTTGACTCGATTAGCCCAGTGCTTTCGGTCATCGGCGATATTTTGCAGGTCATCGCTCAGGGCCTTGGCTCCGCGATAGGCTGGATGTCCGACGGCGTAGGCAAGGTGACGAGCTTTTTCAGCGGCATCTTCGGCGGGGCCAAAGATAGCAAGAGCGCGGTAGACGACCTGAGCGGCGCGGTAAACGGTCTGGGTACGGCCACGAGTAAAAAGACCTCCCTTGCGGTTGACACCTCAAAATACAAGGAAAAGGTCACGGGCGCAGCTACGGCGTCCACTAAGGCTGTCAAGGACAGCAGCAAGCAGGCGCAGACCTCCGCCGAGAGCAGCTTTTCGGCAATGGGTACGTCGGCGACCTCTACCTATTCCAGAATGGAATCCGCCTCGAAAGCCTCGTGGAAGTCCATGACCCTTGAGGCTACGACGGGGGCGAACAAAATCATCTCCGAGCTGGGCCGGGTCAAGACCGCCGCCGCCGGAACGACTACGAGCCGCACCACGGGTTCTTCTTCCGCCTCCTCTGCAGGAGCCAAGACGACCCCGGCGGCGTCCGCTTCGACAGCTGGAAAGGTCGGCACGTCTATCCCGCACCACGCGGGCGGCACTCCCAACTTCGAGGGTGGCCCGACGTGGATGAACGAGCAGGGCGGCGAGCTGGCCGTCTTGCCCGGCGGTAGTGCTATCATCCCGGCAGACCAGACCGAGCGTCTCATGCAGTCCTATACGAATTTTGTTACCAACAGCAACACGAACAACAACACCTCGAATACCAGCCGCACGAGCGTCGTTATCAACCCCAGCTTTACCATCAAGATTGAGGGCAACGCCGGAGACGAGCGCACAATGTCCGCACTGGAAGACCGCCTGCGCAGTATCTTCCGCGACCTCTACCAAGAGGCACAGGAGGAAGACTATACCGCCCGGGCGTTGCAAGCTGGTTATGCGTAAAGGAGGCCGTATATGTACACCCTGACCGGGCAGAAATGCGGCACCGTCCGCTTTGAGCCTAAGCTGGGAACCGTCACCAGCGAAAAGATAACCCGCACCTCTACCGTGACGGACAACCCCATAGAGAGCGGCAGCAGTGTGGCTGACCATGTTTTCCGCCAGCCTCGGACGATTCAGGTTCAGGGCGTTGTGGTTGACGGGGACGCAGCCCTTGACTCTCTGGATACTATGTGGCGGAGAGGCGATGTGCTTTCCTACACTGGGCGCACTCACCTCGAAAACCTCGTGATTCAGAGCTTGCAGACGGGCCACGAGTCCAAAAACCGCAACGGATTTGACTTCACGGCTGTCCTCAAGCAGATTACCCTCGGCAGCTCCGAGGATAGTGGGACGGCCTCGACGATGGCCGGGCAGGACGGGGCCAAAACGTCCAAAGACCACAAGACCGCCGCGACCAAGGCAGACGGCTTGAAAACGACTGTCAGCACTACTATCTCGTCCAGCTCCTATGCGTCCTATGTCAACTCGTACAACAAAAAGGCTGCAAGTAGTTCCGGGCCGACGTCCCGGGCGACGCCGAGCAGCTCCGGGAGGCGATGAACCATGCAGCTTATCGAGCTTGGGGCCGAGGTCGAGTATATCGACATTGACACCACAAAGGTACCATATACCTTTTCGGTCAAGCTGACCGACCGCACCTATACGTTCACCATACGGTATAACGATGTGGGAGAGTTTTTCACCGCAGACCTCTCGGTCTCCTCTACGGGCGAGGTACTGGCCTACGGCGACCCTATCCGCTACGGACGCCCGCTGTTCGGCACCATCGAGGACGAGCGTTTCCCACTGCCCGTCATCATCCCGCTGTGCTTGAGCGGCGACGGGATAGACACGGTGACGTGGGACAACTTCGGCAAAGAGGTCAAATTGTACCTGTATGAGCGGAGGACAGAATGAGTTTTTGGATGAGAGAGGCGTCCCTGCAGATAGGCGGGAAGAAGTACAGCATGGACGACTTTTATTTTGAGTTTGACGTCCCATTTGAGGACAGCGACACCCTGCAACAGGCTACGTTTTCCATCTACAACCTCGCGGACAGCACCGTCAAGGCCATAAAGCGCGGGGATGCGGTCATCCTCAACGCAGGCTATGAGGGCGACGTCGGCGCAATCTTCGTGGGGCAGGTCTCGGCCTGCGTCACCAAGAGGCGGACGGTGGACAAAATCACGACGATTACAGCGACAGCGGCCATGAAAGAGTGGCTCAACTCCAAAGTCTCTAAGACCTACAAAGAGGGCAGCACGGCAAAGGACATCGTGACCGACCTGCTCAACCTTATGGGCCTTGAGATTGGAGAGTTTTCGCTGGCCGTCGAAAAGGTCTATGACCGGGGCCTTGTCTGCAATGGCAAAGTAAAAGACATCCTCAAGCGCGTTGTCGAGTCCGACTGCAAGAGCCGCTTTCTCATCCGCACGGAAACTGTTGTCATTTCTGACCCCTCCAAGGGCGTCTCGAACGGCATCGAGCTCACCCCGGAAAACGGGCTGCTCTTGAGCGAGAGCGACACGGACGAAACCGTGCTGGCCGTCGGTACGAACAGCCAGAAAAGCTCCTCAGCCAAGAGCGAGGAGGGCAAGTATGTCACCCGCGAAATGCTGCTCAACTACCACGTCGGCCCGGCGGAACAGGTACAGGTGAAGAGCCGCGACCTGAACGGGAAGTATATCGTGGTCAAGGGGAAGCACGTCGGCTCCCCGCGCGGAAACTGGAAAACGACGGTACAGATGAAGCCGCTCTAAGGAGGTGAAACCTTGGCAAACCAAAACGCAAAGGACGCGTTTGCACAGGGCCAGCAGCAAGCTTCCGCCGCGAGCATCTGCGTGGCCGACGTTGTAAAGGTCGTGTCTTTCGATGCTGCCGCAATGAAAGTGAACGTGCAGCCCTTGACCCGCTACCCTGACGAGGATACCTTTCAGGACAAGCCGCAGGTGCTGGGCGTCCCGGTGGCTATGGTCTACGGCGGCGGCTACGTTATCCGGCCTGTTTATCAGGAGGGAGACGTCGGCGTCGTGCTGTACCTTGACCGGGATAGCGATTCCACAATCTCCGGCGGCGAGGCCGCAGACCCCAACACCGAACGCCTCCACAGCGGCGACGATGCGGTTTTTGTCGGCGGCATCCTCTCCGGCAAAAACAAAATTGAGGGCCACCGGGACGGTGCGCTTGACCTTGGCACGACCGACGGCGGGGTCTACGTCTCTATCAGCAAAGAGGATGTCAAAATCAAGGTCGGCGACTCGGTGAGTATCACGGCCAGCAAGTCCAACATCCAGATAAAGGGTGACGTAAAAATCGACGGCAACCTCGGCGTTACAAAGACGGGTACTGCTGACGTCGATTTCGTGGCCGCTGGCAAGAGTCTCAAGACTCACACCCACACGAGCGCGGCCCCCGGCTCCCCGACGACCCCGCCCGTATAAGGAGGCGAAAATGGACGACAACTATACACTCAAAATCGACCCGGATACCCGTGACCTTTGCTTTGACGATGAGGGCATCATGGAGACGGTGGCCGGAGATGCGACCTCGGCCCAAAACGTCCGCCTGACACTCTGCGCGTGGAAAGAGGAGTTTCCGCTTGTGCCGTCCCACGGTACGGACTACGCCCGCATTATGGGCAAAAAGCCCGGCGAGCTTGAGGATGACGAAATCCCGGAGGTCATCCGGGAAGCAGTTTTCCAAGAACCGACCGTGGCCGAGGTTGACGGCGTAGACTACAGCCTCGATGGCCGGGCCTTATCGGTCACATTCAACGGACAACTGGTAAACGGGGATAGTATTACATCGGAGGTGAGTATTGAGTGAATACCCAAGACTGGGGCGTCACTGCACAGGGCTTTCACCGCCCGACCTATGTAGAGCTGCTCAACGCCTTGGAGTACAAGGCGCGGGAGCTTTACGGCTCCAAAGCAAACCTGACGGTTCGCTCCCCGCTGGGCCTGTTTTTGAGACTCTGGGCGTGGATGTGGAACATCCTCTTTTCTCTGGGAGAGGACATCTACAACAGCCGGTTTGTTGATACCGCCGTAGGAGCCAGCCTGTATAATCTGGGTAAATCCATCGGCCTGCGCCTCCTCTCGGCGCAGAAAGCCTCTGGATACGTCCAGTTCACGGGCAGTCCTGGTACGACAATCCCGACAGGATTCCTCGTGAAGACGGTCTCCAACCTGCAGTATGCCGTATTGGAGAGCGGCCAGATTGGGGACGACGGCACGGTCGTCTTGCCCGTTCAGGCTGTCTCCGCTGGCCCGGACTACAACGTGGCCGCAGGCGAAATCAAGGAGATTACAAACCCGCTCGACGGCGTTTCCTCCTGCACGAACCTTGCGGCGGTCGATGGTGGCCGCGTCCGTGAAACGGATGAAGAATACCGAGACCGCTATGAGCAGTCTGTGGACTACGCAGGCGGCGTCAACGCGGATGCTATCGCGGGCGAGATTCTCCAAAACGTGGAGGCGGCCTATTCGGCCATCTGCTACGAAAACTGCGAGGATACCACAAGCCCCCTCGGGCTGCCCCCTCACAGCATCGAGGCCGTCGTATATGGCGGTTTAGACCAAGATGTCGCCAGAGCGATTTTTAGGCGCAAGGGCGCAGGAATTCAGACCTACGGCAACAAGACCATCCCGGTCATCGGAACCAACGGCCAGACCTTTAACATCCGTTTCTCCCGGCCTACCGCCGTACCCGTCTACATCAAAATCACCGACCTGAAGACATCCAGCAGCTTCCCGGATGATGGGCTGGCTCAAATCAAAGCTGCGCTGATTGCCTACATCGGCGGCGACGTGACGGGCGGCTTGAAAATCGGCACCGACGTGCTTTATATGGCCATCCCCGGTATCATCCTCGGGGTCTCCGGCGTGACGGATTTCCATCTGAGCATCAGCCCGGACGGAGAGACGTACAGCCAGAACAACATCGCCGTCGGCACGAGGGAAAAGGCCGTCACGGACGCTGGAAAGGTGGCGATTTCGTGAGCTACGGCTATGTAGAGCGGATGCTGGAATACCTGACCAGCGCGTATATCCGCGACGACATCCGCAACGCTAAAAAGGGTCTCGCGCCCACTACGAATATCGGCAAGCTGTTTAGTGTGCTGGGCTGGGGCCTTGAGCTTACCCACGAAAACTTCGAGCGTATCCGGGCATGGGACGACCTCGACAACGCAGAGGGCGTAGTCCTTGACCGCTACGGGAAGAACTTCGGCGTCAAGCGCGGCGGCGCGGATGATGCTTTTTACAGGCTGATGATAGAGGTCAAGCTGATTTCTATGTTGTCTGGCGGCGATATTGACACCGTAATTGAGGCGGCTGCGACCCTGCTTGACGTGAACGTCTCGCAAATTACCCTGAAAGAGGATTTCCCCGCAAAGGTAATTCTTGAGGTAGACCAAGACCTCTTGACGCAGGGACATATCGACCTTATCGCAGGTATCGCCGATTCGGTCAAACGTATTCTGACCGGAGGTGTTGGTCTGCGGCTCGACCTGCGGACATACCGCCAGTACAAAGTAGAGCTGCCCATCTCGCACGGTGGGTTCGTCGGGACGTACCTCTCCGGCAACCCTAAGAGCGAGCAGCGCAGCGTAAGAGACGCCCACGGCTACACGTCCGGCGTCCTTTTTTATACCCATTTGACAACAAAAAGAATTGAGTAGGAGGTAGACCGATGGCAAAATTTCAGGATGGGAATTATGGCACGGCGGCGGGCGTCACCCTTATCGCAAAGGTGCTGGCTGGCCGCTGTACTCTGAAATATACCCGGGCTGCGGTCGGCAAGGGCGCTATCCCGGACGGGAGTACCCCCAAGACCATGACAGGCCCGGCGGATTACGTCATGGACGTCCCTATTTCGGGCGTCACGAACCCTGTAGACGGCGAGTGTCAGGTCTCGGTACAGGTGAGCAGCACGAACGTGCAGACGGGCTTTTACTGCACCAACGTCGTACTGTACGCCCAAGACCCGGACGTCGGCGAGGTTCCGTTCACCTACCTTGTGCTTGAGAACGAGCCGGAGTGGATTCACCCGGCGTCGTCCTCGGTCGGCAAGGTGACGGCCATTGACCTTATTTCTGCGGTCGGCGACGTTGACCGGGTAGAGGCCATCATCGACGAAAACACCATTGCGACCATCAAGGCTGTTGCCGAACTTATCAAGGAACACGACAAAGACCCTAACGCCCATGTTGACGTAATCTCCGCCGCCCTGTCCGCAGCCATCAAGAAGCTGGAGGACAGCGGTCAGATTATGGACGAGAAGGCCGCCAAGAAGTTCGTCCGCGAAATGCTCGACCAGTATGGAGCGGCCAAAGACATCTCCTTCGAGGACACCTACGAAACGGGAGCATCTAATCTTCAGGAGGCGCTGGACAAGGTGCTCGGCAGCACCTTGCCGAAGCTCACCGTCACCACGACCGCTGGCAGCTCGCTGACCATCACCGACGGCAAGAGCACCATCACCGGCACGGCAGACAGCGGCGGCAGCTACACCGTGGCTCTGCCCCGCATGGGCCTTTGGACGGTCACGGCCTCGCTGGCCGGTCTGACCACGGACGACACCGTCACGGTCGATGTCGTGGGCGGAAAGTACACGCTGACGCTGCCTTACTTTGCGGCCACGCTGAATGTAACCACTGCCCCGGACGCGGTGGTCACGGCAACTCTGTCTACCGGAAAGGCATATACCGCGACAGCGGACAGCAGCGGCAGCGCTACCGTGCGTATCAAACGGAGCGGCACTTACACGGTGCAGGCCACAAAGGGAGACGCCAAGAGCGATACGGCAGAAGTGGAAATCACGGAAAACGGCGAAGCCTACGCCGCCACTGTGCATTTTTGTGTGCTGACCCTGACCGCCCCCGTGGGAAGCACACTGACGGCCACCTGCGGCGACAGTACCATGACTGCTACAGTTACCGGTGATGGAGAAACGGGGACTGTAAAGCTGTATCCTCCGGTCCTTGGAACATGGAGTATCACTGCCACAAAGGACGACGAGGCCACCACCGAAACAGTAGCTGCTACAGCATACAAGGACTATGCCCTTGAGCTTGCCTACGTCCGCATTTATGGCGTTGTCTGGGACAAGACCAGCAAAACGACTCTGTCCCGCACGGATGATGCAGCGCTCTTTACAGACCCTACCCCGGCGCTGAGCGGTAAAGGCGGAAACAGTCCTTTCGATAACTGCCTGCCGTGGAGCGGCATGGTCAAGGAAACGCGCACCGGCGGCGTGATGGTCAAAATTCCCAAGTTCTGGTTCAAGTGGACTGCCGAGGGCGGCAAGCTCAAGCTCCAGATTGCCGACCGTAAAGCAGCCGGATTCTCTGTCAGCCCGGCTCATGCCGACCGCGGCGACGGCAAAGGCGAGCGTGACTATGTTTATATCGGCAGGTACAAGTGCGCCAGCGACTATAAGAGCAAGAGCGGTGTAAGTCCCAAGACCAACATCACGCGCGACGCATTCCGCTCCGGCATCCACGCTTTGGGCAGTACGATTTGGCAGCAGGACTTTGCGATGTTCTGGACGATTCGGATGCTGTATTTGGTCGAGTTCGCGGACTGGGACGGTCAAAAAGTCATCGGCTTCAACTGCGGCAATGGCAGCAACGTGCAGACGATGGGTACGACTGACAGCATGACCTACCATACCGGCACCATGCAGAGCAGCCGAAGCACCTACGGCGTGGGTGTTCAGTATCGCTGGATTGAAGACCCGTGGGGCAACGCCTTGGAGTGGTGCGACGGCATCTACTTCAGCGGCAGCGGCGTCTACTGCATCAAGACCCCCGCAAATTTCTCCGACGGCTCCGGCGGAACAAAAGTCGGCTCCCGTCCTACGAGCGACGGATACATCAGCGACTGGAGCGTCCCGACCGCAAGCGGATTCGAGTATGCGCTCTATCCCTCTGCCGTCAACGGAAGCGAAACGACTTATATCGCCGATTACTGCTACTACGTCGGCAATGGCGTTGTTCTCTACGTCGGCGGCTACTACGGCCAGAGCCGCGACCGCGGCCCGTTCTGCCTGAGCGGCGACTTCGCGGCGTGGGGCTCGTACACCGACGTCGGCTCCCGACTCCAAGAACTCCCCTAAGGGGACTGGGGGCCGAAGCCCCCAGAAACTGCTCCTGAGCTGACGCCACCGGAGAAAACGAAAGCCAAAAGAATAGACATCCTGCGCCGCCGCAAATAGGCGGCGGCACAGATTTTTTACTGGGATTGCCTGCGCCTTGGGGCCGGTTCCGTGTGTTTCGGGCTGGTGCCTGCCGATTACTGCTACTACGACGGCAATGGCGTTGTTCTCTACGTCGGCGGCAACTACAACCAGAACCGCAACCACGGCCCGTTCTACCTGAACGGCAACTACGCGGCGTGGAACTCGAACACCAACATCGGCTCCCGACTCCTTGTTGAAACAAGACATTTCCGCATTTTTGGCGCAGACTTTCGCACACCACTTGGTGAAGATTTTGTCATAGGGATATGGGCTAGTAGGCAGTTGCTCGAAAACCCGTAAGACAAACAAGGAAATGAAAGAAGGGATGTGCAATGCCCCACAGGGCTGGTTACATCATGGAGAATATTGCGGCTGAGGATAACATCCGGCTTGCAATCCTGAACGTCAACGCTGCGCACTCAAAGCGAGGCGTATGTCGATGGGTAGAGCGTACTCTTGACGAAAGAGTGGCCGACCTGCGGCGGATGGTTCAAGACCCCTGCTGGACTGCAAATCCGCCCCGCAAGTTTGCGTTCTACGACAAGAGCGCCGGGAAATGGAGGGATGAGGTATGCGAGCCACCTATCTGGCCTGACCAGTATATCCACCACATGATTGTACAGGCCTTGGAGCCTGTCCTCATGCGCGGCATGGACTACTGGTGCTGCGGGAGCATTCCGGGCAGAGGAATCAGCCACGGAATGCGTGGCATAAAGCGATGGCTCAGAGAGGACAAGAAGGGAACGCGGTATGCGGCAGAGCTTGACATCAAGAGCTTCTATAAAAGCATCAAGCCGAAATATGTTATCCGCTGGATGGCGACAAAAATCAAAGACAAGCGCGCTCTGCGCCTAATTTGGGCCGTCATCAAAGACGGTATAAAAATCGGCTACTATATCAGTCAGTGGATGGCAAATGCCATGCTGCAACCGCTCGACCATCTTATCCGAGAGAGAACCGAAGTGTCTCACAACCTGCGTTATATCGACAACATCACACTTTTTGCGAGCAGCAAGCGCAAGCTGCACCGCGCCGTAAAAGCCATCAGTGACTGGCTGGGCGGCGTAGAACTGCAGCTGAAGGATAATTGGCAGGTGTACAAAGTCGATACCCGTATGGTGACGGCCCTCGGCTATCGCTATGACCACGAAAAGACCCTGCTCCGAAAGCGAAACCTGCTGAGACTCAAGCGTCAACTGGCCCGGGCGTATAAGCGTCTCGACCGCGGACGGCCCATTGCAGTGAGCATGGCCGCAGGGCTGCTATCCCGTATCGGGCAGCTCAAGCACTGCGACGCACAAAACCTGCGCCGGAGACTTGTAAGGCCCGGATTTGTAAAAATTTTGAAAGCCGTTGTGCGGAAGCACAGCAGAGAAAGGAGTCTGAAACAATGGAACAGATCATCCAGTACGATTTCGGCGTGATGTGCCTTAGCGGCATCGAGCGCCAGACTCTCCGCGTCAAGTCCACCGATGGCCCCTGCGACCTTACCCCGGGCCGATTTTACACTGTGACTGAGCATTACCCTGACATGACCGCGGAGCACAGCTTCCGCATTGAGCGGATGATGAAAGAGGACACAGACCGGGAGGGCCACACTTACCGCTGGTATGTACTGGCCGAGCACAATACCAGCACCGACCGTTCTCCGGCCGCTCTTATGCTTGGCAAGCAGAATGCTGCCAACCTTGACTACCTGAGCATGATGTCTGGCATCGACCTGCCGACGGAGCTTGAGGCGGCCACCGGAAAGGAGGTGACGGACAATGACTGAGCATAGCGCGAAGTTCGACCGGGTGAAACGCTACTACGATAATGGCCTCTGGACTGCGAAGATGGTCCGCAACGCGGCCAAGAACCCAAAGGCTTCCCCGTGGATTACGGCAACGGAAGCGGAAGAAATTCTGGGCGGAGGCAAACCGGATGTCGTGGCCTGACCTGTGCGAGAGGCTGCTTTCTCGGCTTGAGGCGGCGGGGGAAGATACCGCCATCGAGCGCGGCGATTTTGCCGCCCTCGTATCCGCCTGCACCGTCCGGGGCTGCCCTCTGACAAAAAAGAAGTAGGAGATGATGACGTGAGCATTATCGAGTTTCAGCGCGGAGACAAAACCGCGCTCACCAAGAATTTCAGTCGCTCCGAGTTTCAGTGTCCCTGCGGCTGCGGCCAGCAGTTTGTAGACCCTGAGCTGGCCGAGAAGCTGCAGCTCATCCGGGACAAGCTGGGGAAGAGAATCAAAATCACCTCCGGCTACCGCTGTTTCAACCACAACCAGAGTGTCGGCGGCGGCTTTACCTCCCGCCACCGCTACGGCATGGCCGCTGACTGGCGGCTCACCGACCGCAGCCTCAACCCCGTGGCCCTCGGCATCATCGCGCAGGCGGTAGGCTTCGGAGGCGTCGGTATCTACTGGTATGGTTCCAACGCATTCTGCCACGCGGACACGCGCGGGACGAAAGCGACGTGGCTGTGCGATGCAAAAAAGCATTACCCCTCCACGACCTACAATGCGTTCATCCTCCCCACCATCCGCCGGGGCTGTACCGGGGACGCCAACCGCGCGGCCACCAAGATGCTCCAGCGGCTCCTCAAGCTTACGCCTGACGGCCTGTTCGGAGAGGCAACGGAAAACGCCCTGCTCCGGGCGCAGGAGAGCTACGGCCTCAAGGTTGACGGCATCTGTGGCCCGACCTCGTGGAAAGCTCTCTCCGGCGCAAGCAAGTACCTGCTGTGAGGGGGTGATACCCATGCAGCAGTTTATTTTACAGCACATCGGAGAGCTGCTCTTTACGGGCATTTCGGGCGTTCTGGCCGCAGCCTACCGCCGACTCTCCAAACGTATCAAGGAGCAGGAGAAGGAGAGGCAGGCCATCAAAACGGGTCTGCTGGCTATCCTGCATGACCGTCTCTATCAAGCCTGCCTGCGCTATATTTCGCAGGGATGGATTGACGACGACGACATGAAAAACCTTGAGTATCTCTATAAGTCCTACCACGCCCTCGGCGGCAACGGAACTGGAACGGAACTCTACAACAGAGCCAAGAGCCTGCCGCTTCACGCCGACTGATTCACATCGTCCGAACCGCCCACAATCCGTAGGCGGTTTATTTATAGCCCCGGCGTAGTCCGGGAGAAAGGCATCTCCATGAAGTACAACAACAAAGTCTCCGCTGGCACCGTCGCTCGTACCGCCGTGCTGCTCCTCGCCCTGACCAATCAGGTGCTGTCCGCTATGGGCAAGTCTCCGCTGCCTATCGAGTCCGCCGAGCTTGAGCAGCTCGTCACCGCTGGCATCACCTCCGTCGCGGCCCTCATCGCATGGTGGAAGAACAACAGCTTCACTCAGGCCGCGCTTGAGGCCGACAAGACCTATGACCGCATGAAGAAGTCCGGCTATTGATACGTCTTCGCGGCGTCACGAAAACATACGGGAGGTAAATCTATATGCCCTTTGTTCCCCCTATCGTCTCGATGGGCGGCGTTATCGCGTCTACCAACCACATGATGCAGCAGGCCCGGAAGCGGCGGGAGCGTGAGGAAACGCCCTCGCCCTGCCGGGAGGAGGGGAAGACCTGCGCCCACTGCGACAAGCACGCCTGCGAAAATCGCGGCAAGGGTACGGCCTGACCATTTTCGTCACGTCACGAAAATGGTTCTGAGTCTTAATAACAAAAAAGTCCAACTCAATAACAAAAAATGAGAAAAAACGGCCATTTTGGAGTCTAAACCCTCACGAAATGGCCGTTTCATTTTCAGTTTTGACTATTTGACGCCTGCCGCCTCCAAAAAATTCTTTGTGAATTTGCAAAGTAGGTATTGCATTTTCTTTGTGGGGACAGTATAATTAGACTGTACCCGCAAAGAAAGGGGGCGCGATGCTTGGGTATTAGAAAAGGCACACGCTTGACCGACACCCCCAAAGACCGTGAGCTGAAATTCCGATACGACGCAGATACAGACGAAAAGCTCTGTGCTGTCTGCGCCGCGACCGGGAAAAGCAAATCTCAGGTGATTCGTGAGGGAATCGACAAGCTATATGCCGAAATAAAAAACTAAAAGAATAAGGCACCCGCTCCTACCTACCACAGCGAAGCGAATGCCTTATCTCAACTACCGAGAGACAAGCCCACGGTAAATCTATTATATCACCGGGCGCGTTCTCTCACAAGAGAAAGAGAGAATTTTTCCAAGTGGTGAGCAAAAACTTTGTGTTTTTGCAAAGAAAATATTGATTTTTGTGTATCCAAGAGTATAATATACTTATGGGGACACAAAAGAGAGGTGATGCAAATGTCACCCAAAATGGGCCGACCAACAACCGACCCCAAGACCCACGAAATGCGTATTAGAATGTCCGATAAAGACGTTCAGGCCCTTGAATCGTGCTGTGAGAAATCCGGCATGACGAAAGCGGACGTAATTCGTCAGGGGATACGGTTGTTTCTTGAGAGCCTAAAATAAGAAAATCCCCCACACTGATACTTCTTGGCAGGCGTACAGTGCAGGGGATTGCTCGACACCAGAGGTTTCCGACTGGTAAATCTATTATATCACTTGGAAAAGCCTCTCACAAGTACAAGAAAGGCTTTTTACTATGAAAAAAGAAAATTTCATACTTGAGGCGGAGAATGCAAATCTTGAAGTTGAGGACGCTCTTCACCTTGTGAGCGCATTCGAGAGCTGGTTTGACAAGAATTTCAAGTCAAACGACCTTGACCGCCGTTTCGACCCCAACGCCGCCGCCGACCTCTGGGCCGAATGCCCCGACTTCGCCGCCGTACTGGATGCCGCTGTGTGCGCTTTGCTCAAGGCAAACCGCGCACTTGACAAACTGAGCGAGGGAGGCGAGGAGTAATGAGCAACATTCAGGTTTTTGACAACCCCGAGTTTGGAGCCGTCCGCACTCTGGAAGAGAACGGCACTATTTTGTTCTGCGCTACCGACGCGGCCAAGGCCCTCGGCTACGCCACCCCGCGCAAGGCGATTCTTGAGCATTGCAAGGGGGTTCTGAAACGGAACTCCCTTACATCGGGCGGAGAGCAAGCGATAAATTTCATCCCAGAGTCTGACCTTTACCGCCTGATTTTCAGCAGCAAGCTCCCGAACGCTGAAAAATTTACTGACTGGGTAACGGGGGAGGTGCTGCCCTCTATCCGCAAGAACGGCGGATACATCGCCGGGCAGGAGGAACTTTCCCCGCAAGAGCTTATGGCAAAAGCTCTGTTGGTGGCAAATAAGACCCTTGCAGACCGCGAGGCCCGTATCTCCGAGCTGACGGTGCAGAATCAAATCATGGCCCCGAAAGCGGAGTATTTCGACGCTCTGGTTGACCGCAACCTGCTGACGAACTTCCGCGAGACGGCCAAAGAGCTGGGCATCCCGCCCAAGGCGTTTGTAGACTGGCTGCTGGCGAAAAAATACCTCTACCGTGACCAGAAAGGCAAGCTGCTGCCCCGCGAGGACAAAAACAACGGGCTTTTCGAGGTCAAAGAGGCCAAGAATGAAAAGACCCAGTGGAGCGGCGTCCAGACGCTTGTGACGCTCAAGGGCCGTGAGACGTTCCGGCTGCTCTACCTCTAAAATTTAATCTTCCGGGCCGGGCCTCTGCATCTCGCAGGGTTCCGGCCCTTTTTCTGTTTCATCCTCGGGCAAGACCTTGCCTCCGGGCGTCTTGACCTGAACCGTGCCGCCCATCAGCGAGATGATTTTCACGAAGTCGTCATAGTTCTTGACACCTTTATATAAGGCGTTGCTGACGCTCTGGGGCCGGATGCCAAGCAGCTCCGAAAGCTGCTTGACCGAGGTTCCTGTTTCTTCCATGACCTGCCGGATGAGTTTGGATGCCGACATATACAACCTCCTCTCTTGTCTTTATTATACCATGAGTTAAAGCACAATTCAAGCACAATATACTCTAAACTGAGTATAAAATTTGAAAAATATACTCCGAACTGAGTATAAAAGGCTGGACATTATACTCTAAACAGAGTATAATAATAGTGTCAGAGGGAAAGAGAAAACAACAACCAAAACGGAGGAAAACAACAATGAAAAAGTTTGAAATCGGCCACACCTACTTTGACCGCTACGCTTGCGACTACGAGACTCTGAGTGTCATCAAAATCGTAAAGCGTACCGCGAAGACGGTCGTTTTCGAGCGGAACGGCGAGACCCGCCGCGCCCTCCTCCGCGAGGACAGCAACGGGGAATACATCATCCCCGACCACTACAGCATGGCCTGCGTCTACCGTGCAGACAGCGAGATTGTGGACGGCGTTCCCAACGACGAGCTGGACGTCTACGAGACCGCCGAGGCCGAGGAAGCCCCGGAGAGCCTCGAAAACGCCCCCGTAGAGGCTGAGAAGCCCGAGGTAGGCAAGGTTATTTACTTCCCGGCTCAGGCCCGCAAACAGCCCGAGGTCACGGGCTACGCCGTGGCAGACGCTCTTGTCCGCTATACCGTCAAGCAGATGACGGGCGTTTTGTTCGGGGGCTGCGACCTCCGGGCGAAAGAGCTGGACTTTCTGGCGGCTCTTACCCAGCAGGCGGGCGGCGTCGTCAGGTGACGGCCCCGGGCCGGATACCCGGAAACTCTATTGATACCCCACCGCATAGGTGGTACAATATACAAAAAGCCCCTCAAGGGGCGGAAGGAAACACGATGGAAACTTTGCAGGGACTTGAGAACAAAAAATGGGATTTCTCCAAACAGGAGGAGGCTGCTGTCTCTTGGCTGCTGGAACGCGGTTTCGAGGTCAAGCTAGAAAAGCAGTATACATCAAAGGATGTCTATACTGTCGCAAAAGATGGCGTTTCAGATGAATTTACCTTCCCGAGTGGGCAGAAGAATATGAATGTCCGTACCTTTATGGAAAGGTATGGTGAAAATTTCGAGAAGAAAAAGGAGCTTATCAAATTGAGAGCGGAGGCAGCAAGGGCCGTTCCGGGGTTCAAAAAATAAATCGCGGTCGGCGTCGTCAGGTGACGGCCCCGGGCCACTGCCTACCGTACCGCCGAGGACTACGCAAAGGCCCTCGCAGACGCGGACGCCGAGTGGAAAGCCCACTGCGACGCCCATATCTGGGATTGATTCAGCGCAAAAATAAAGAGAGGTCGGCGTCCCGATTCTGGGGCGTCGGCCCTTTTTCTTTGGGCCAAAACAAAGGGCTTTGTGTGCCGTAAAAATAAAAACTGGGTCAAAAACTGGGTCAAAGGGCAAACAGAAAGCGTAGTATCTTGCGATACTACGCTTAAAAATGGTGGAGCGGGCAATGGGAATCGAACCCACCTCCTCAGCTTGGAAGGCTGATATACTAGCCGATGTACGATGCCCGCATATTCTATTTTGCCGGGATGCAAGCAGTATTATAGCATGATTCGCGGCAAATGTCCAGCTTTTTTTGCCCAAAGTGCAGAAGGAGAAGAAACCTTTGCCGATGAGCTGGCGTTTGCCTGTTTACTTTGGAGCAGTTTTATTGTAAAATAGATAAAAGATAAAATCGGCGGCGCACAGCGCGGCCAAATCTGATACAGGTGGTGTATGTTATT